TCATGCAATCACGAATCTCGAACCCTGCATCTTCGAGACTGCAAGTAAGCCTGTGATACGTTCGCGTCCCGCCAAAGACAAGTGCCATTCCTCCAGGTTTCAAAACGCGCAGCGCTTCTCTCCAGATATCCGCAGAAGGAAGAACCTTATCCCAACCTTGCCCCATAAATTCGAGAGCGTACGGAGGATCTGTAACAACCGCTGTAACGCTGTTGTCTTCCATCGTTCGAAGCACGTTCAAGCAATCGCCTGTGTGTAGTTCGGTCTTACTCATGCCGTCTTCACCGAATGCTTCCCAATTCCGAACTTCGCTTCGGCGTAGTAACCAAAACCGTCGCTCCAGTGAGTGCGGCCCTTGTCTCTCTTGTCGAGTTCTCCCGAACCCGGCAATCTACTTACGCCTTCGAAGTCGTGAATAAGCTCTTCGCAGTCTTCAGAGATGATCGCATGATGCAAACCGTCTGCTGTACGAAGCCTCGCATTTACCGCGTTGACTCTCGATCTCTCTGCGGGATTCGAAGACTTAAACCGCATCTTCAAACGAGAACCGAAGTGCTCGCGAAGAACTCCGGATTGTCGGCTACCGATCAAGTCAATGTCTGTTCCAGTAGTTGCGGAAGATCTACGCGCACCTCCGGTAGCGTCCCCGTATGCGAGAACGTTTCCGTTGTGGGCTCCCCACTTGTTGATTAGTTCGCGGCAGACCATCTCAGTATTCGAGTCTCTCTTGATCGCCACTTCTCCGATTACAGATGTGACCATCGTCGAGAAGTGCCCCGGATTCGGTCCCGCGTACGGAAGTTCTTGGACAACCTCGCAAGGTCCCGCATCGACGTTGAAATCGAAACAGAGAATCAGATCCCGATTCGGATCGTATTTCGGCTTGTGATTCGAGTGTACGTTTCGGTCGTAGTTGTAATACGCTCTCCCGCCCGTCGAAAGAAAGTCTGCGAGGAACTCTTCTTTGTAATCCCGTTCGTCCATCGTCGCTTTTGCAAGCGCGATCTCTGAAGGGTCTAGCACTTCCTCTGAAGTCCAATGAAAGAATTCCCAATCCGGATTCGTCGGCTTTAGCGCTCGGTTGCGAAGGTCGAAGAAGTGATTTCGTCCCTTCGGTCTTCCGATGAACGTGCATCGTCCCGGTCTTCCGGACGTTAGGAACATCGGAAAGATCGTTGACCAAAACGCTTCCGGTCGCATCGTCGCAACTTCGTCTACTAGCGCTCCGTCGATAGGCAAGCCCTCGATTCGATGCGGCTTGTCCATTCCAACGACTGCCAGAGTTGCGCCGTTTATCCCGTAGATTTCTAGTTCCGACTCGCTTGGTTTCTTCGCGAGGAACCAGTCCGGAACAAGTTCTTTGAACGAAGGGGAAGCGTAGTCGCTCCAAAAGATTCGCTTCGCTTGGTTGTACGTTGGAGCCATTGCAACGTACAAGCCGCCCGCGCAAGAATCGTGAGACATAAACCGCTCTACGAGTTCGCGCTTCGCAAACATCGTTTTGCCCGAGCGTCTTCCCGCCGCGCAAACCTTGAAGCGTGCTTGGGATTGGTAGAACCGCTGTTGTCCTTCGTAGAATCGTGCGGCTTCCCAAGCTGGAGTTAGAATCGACGGCTGCATAGCTCACTTGACGTTCTCTCCCTCTTTCTTGAAAGGTTTGAACGCTTGCATCCGTACGGGCGGCATCGAGTTTCCCATTACGGTTAACCAGATTCGCCCCGTTCGTTGTATTTCGTTGATCTCTTCTTGTGTCGGTCGCCAACAAGAAACAACTACGTTGTAATCTCCTTCATCCACTCCGACGAAACACGCGAGCGAATGTACTTGTTCCTCTGTCGCGCCTTCGGGCGGTCCAAGAACATGGTTCGATTCGTGAAATCCGGAGGCTTCCATTACGCAAGCTCTCCGTACGGGATTGCTATAGAGTTCGCACTCTCGCTGCCCCATTCTGTACCTTCGAAAGAACGTTTCCATTCCTGAACGGTTTCAAAGCTCTCGCCTTCTCCGAAACCTTTGTCCTCGGACCAATAGAACGCGATAACTCTCTGCTTCGGCTCCTCTTCAACACTTGGAACAATCGACTTCGCAAGAAGCGGAGCGCCTGTTATTCCGAGTGCGATAGAAGCAGCGAGATTCTTTAGGAATGATCGTCGGTTTAGCATTAGCCGAGCCTCCGAACAGTTGCTTTCTTCCCGCGCCGAGCCCTAATCATATAATGCGCGTACCCCGCAGCGTCGGCGGATTCATCCGGTCGAACTCCTAGAGTGCTTTCTTCTGCGCGACTTAGTTCTGTGTAATTGCAATCACGATCTTCGAACTTGTGTGCGCATTGATCCGAGTACACGAGTTCGGAGTCCCACTCAATTTTGTTCAGCAAGTCATTATCGCAGATTCTCGCCTCTTCGATTCGCGAAAGAGTCCTCACGGACCAAACATCTTGCTTGAACGCTCGGTATGCCCATTCGATGCGATAGCCTTTCTTTAGGCGAATCCCGTTCATCGACGTAAACGCTTCGCGTACCGTTCCTCTTCGCTCTGTAGAACCTGTAGCCACGAGCCCCGTTGTATTGCTGCTCCGAAGTCTCTCGCTCGGAGCAAGTTCTTCAATCGCTGCTTTGCCGATTGCCAACCCTGCGATTGCTGTTCCAGCTTTCTTGAATAGTTGGCGGCGGTTCATAGCGAATCCGTCCCTTCTTCACGAACAGGAGCCATTACGCAGCCGAATTGGAACATTCCACTCTCGTTTTGAAATACGCGAGTTCTTCCGCCCAACATGCCTAGCGCATCTCCGCTATGATCCATCGGCATAGATTTTACTACGTGCTTCGTTCTTTCGTCGGTAATGGAATCGTCCGCATAGAAATCAAATCCCGCAAACTTGCTCGTAGGTTCTGTGTTCCCGCACCATGATACGTACGGCTGTTGGTAGTAGAACGGGCGAATTTGCGGAACAGTTTCTATGCGGACTGTTTGCAGTTGTTTCTCTTGTCGCTCAAGTTCGTGGAGCCTTCCGCGCATAAATGCGTTTTCTTCGCGAACCTTTGCGAGTTCTGTTCGGAGGTTGTCTAGTTCCTCGGTTGTAATTTCAATCTTCATTAGGAGTTTGCCTTCTGAAATGCGGTCAAAGAAGCGAGAACTTCCTTTACTGTTTTCTCAAAGAACCCGAACGACTTCGGATAGATTTTTACTGAATTGTCCACAAGCATAAGCGAATCAGAAACGCTGCGCGTAGTCTCTCTCAACTCGACGCCGTTTGTTTCTACGTTCGCGCTAAGATGTGCGATTTCGTCTTTGAATTCTTTCTTCTTCATCCTTCTTCATTTCCTTTCTTAGAAACCCAACTCGGAAGCAAACGCGAAACCGCGCCGCTCTTTATTGCAAAAATCAATCCGACGAGTACTAACGTTCCAAGAAGCGTAAAGGCTGCTCCGGAAAACGTAATGTTTCCCCATGAGCCGCTAACCGTTACATTGTCTTCTTGTTGTAGTGCGGAACTCTCTTCTTTATCTTCCGTTTCTTCCTCACCCGCTGCGGAAAGGCGCTCCCTAGAGTCCTCCGCGCCGTTGGTAGGGCGCTCTTCAGGTCCATACACAGGGAAGAAAGGCGGCCCGTCTACGGAACCTGAAGAGCTAGAAGAAAGGAGAGAGTCCCGCGCCACAACTTCGAGAAGGCTTCGAAGCTGCGGGTTCGTGTTCCATCCGAAAGAGAATCCGGTAGAGAACGTGTTCGCGTTTGAATCAAGAACTGAAAAGGGATCGCTGAAATATTCTGTGTCTGTGTTTCCGTAACCAACATGCCACTCGACGTAATGCGGGAACGCGCGGCTACTCGAACCCAAAAGAAGAACCGGAGGAAGACAACTTTTCATGCTTGCCAATCCTCCGATTCCTCTTCTTCAGGAGGAGATTGCAGACAGTTGTTCATTACGAACAACTGCTTGCACACTTCGAGTGTTCCAACAGCCGCGTAGATATTTAGATCTGCGTCTCCGAGCAACTTTAAGATATCGTCTACAACTGCGCTACACGGTTGCGACTCCTCTAGCTGCTCTATTCCTTCCGGAACACTCTCGTTTTCAAACGGGTTCTTCACTTGTACAGCCCGTTTCCGTTCATTCGCCCGTTGCCGTTTGTCTTCGCGTTCAGTTCCTCTTCCGGAATTACGGTTTCGTTCTCGATCAACTTCGGGGCAGTAGCCGCTCTTGTTGCGCTCAAGAATTCGCGGATCTTTGCTGCTTCCTGTTGTCCCGTCTCCTGTGGAGTAGAAGTAGGGACGTAGATTAAATCGACCTCCTCTAAAAGCGCAGATACAGTTTCTTCATCCGTAAGAGGTAGTACACGTTGTTCGATGATTCGGGAAATCTGCCGCACAAAGTAATCGAGATCAGTTGCCGCAATCGTGTCTGTCTTGATCTGTCGAATGCGAGCGTTCTTTACTGCAATCTCTGCGACGAATCCGATTGCGTCTCGCAGATTGAATTGCGCTTGTAGTTTCAGCGCTGGAGAAACTTCTTTCTTCCCGTAGTGCGTCGCTTGAAACAGCTTCACACCTTCTGAAGCCATAAGCCGCGCAATATCCAATTCTGGATCTAGATTGTTGCGCGTGTCGGACGGATTTAGCGCAAGCTCCTCTAGCTTGGCTTGCATCGTCCCGCTGATACAGTTGGAGTAGAACATTGGCCTGTGGTCGCATTATACGAGATAGCGCAATGCTGCATCCAGGTTCTTGACCGACATTCGTTCTAAGTAGGCTCCACGCAAGGCACTTAGGAGTGTTCCATTTTTGGCACAAAACAATTGACACGCTCACGGGAGCAGTCCAGCCCTCTTAAGCAGCCTCTCGAACCCTGCCGTAAGCCCTCGGACGGTAGGAGTCCGTATCGGATACGTCTCCAGACGCTCTAAGACGGCTTGGCGAGCCCGAGTCCAATGGCAACACTCGGAGAAGGTTGGACGGCTCACACAGAGCAGCACACGGAGCCTGTGGACCTTGCAGCCGTCGAGCCGTCGCTCCTCCATCTCATCTTGGATCTTCCTCCAGAGTTCGAGCACTTCGGCAACGTTCTCCGGAAGAATGCCTTCCGCGCTGAATTCATAGCAACTGCGGCACAGATCATCTTTCAACGACCATCGGCGGGTTGACAGCTTCTTAACTCCACAGCGCTTGCAAACTAACTCTCTCGGGACAAGCCTTCGTCTGTTTGTTCGACGAACTTCGTTGTGTCGTTCTGCTCGTACAAACTCTTTCTCTTGATCGCTTTTCATAGTTCTTAGAGGTTAGTTCTTCTTTGCAATTTCGTAAGGCATTTTTCGGCGTTTTGGAGAGCACTCCTCAAAACAGGTTCAAAATAGGCCATAAGTATACTAGTTGAGGTAGTCGGAGACAGTTCGCGAAAATCGCTATCTCCCTGCCCTTCGCATGTCGCAAGCAGCAAGCTTTTCTCAGAAAAGTACAGGAATAGAAAACCAATCCTACCGACACTCGAAACTCTTCGCGCCTTGCCCGCGAAATCTCCGTTCCTACCTACACTAGCAAGTGTAGTCATACAGAGAAGAAGAAAGACAGACAATGCAGCCGGATAGATAGATATAGAGAACCTTTTGCACGAAAGGGATTTCTGAGGAGAGAATTTTTTAGACCCGAGTGTTTTATTTCCAGACGCCCCTTTAGTGCCGCAAGCACCACAAAACCCTCTCTAAAAGCCCAATAAACCCGGTTTCTAGCTACATGCACCCGAACCCCTCGCAAGAATCAAAATCGAAAGTCCGTCTCCAACTACCACAACTAGTATACTTATGGCCTTTCTCGGAGGGTTTCGGCTTTCTGTGCGCAAGTCAACAATCGTCGGAACAAGCCACAACTTCCGCCGAACCTCCATCTCCACCAAATGAAACTTCAACCCACTCAAGATATCCGCGCCCTAATTCGCTACGCAACATCCACTCTTTGAATTCTCCTCTACGCTCGTCCCCCAACACCTGCATTTCGCTTTCCTCCGATCCACCATTCGGAGGAATCAGAAAAGAGCAGTACCCTCCTTCCGCGCCCACAACAACATTCGTCGGCCTCAACTCCAACAACCGCGCCTTATCCCGCGCAGTTTCCGTACGTTGAAAATCAAAACAAGTAACCACAATCGCAACATGCCTTCTAAAACCCATAGTTATTCGTCTTCTTGTTCAAGTTCTTCAAACCCAAGATGCTCTGCACAAGCTTTCTGCGCGGAGCGTTCATCCTTCATACCACAGCCAAAGCAAACACATTCTCCTTTAGGTCCGTACGGACGCAATTCCGCGATCTTTCCGCAGAGGTCGCATTTCTGCGGCTTTTCCTCATAGATAACACCTTTCTCGCTCATACCTCCTCACCATGCCGAGCAAACGAGAGATAATACCTCGCGATATTGTTAATACCTGGAGGAGCTTTCTTACCTGTGTCCCTCCAGAACCACTCGCAAGAAAGCTCGAACACCTCCCGTCTTCGCTTGCCGAACATCGTCGAATAGTCGATGATAACCGAACTCCCGGAAAACCGTCCTGTATCGTTCCTTACAACAGCAGATAAAATCTTCAAAACGTCCCTTCCTCCTTCTTCAAATCACGAATTCGTTTTGTAGCTTGCACCTGCGAACGCCGATAGAGTTTTTGACGGCTGGCAGAAGCTAAGACAATCGACTCCAAACAACCTAAAAAAGTCGCTTCACTTAAAGCATGAATCGTCGGAACGCCCCAAGACTCTTCTTTTAGCTCGCAGCGCTCCCCGCACCAAGAGAGAAACGTTAGCGGAGTCTCTCCTTGGATATACTCCTTCCAAACGTGTACACGCTCATTCATCGTTCAACCCTTCTTCTACAAGTGTGAGACCTTCGGCAATGCGGTTGAATTCCAGCGCCGTAGAGAGAACGTAGCTCCTCGCCTTTATCAAACACTCCCGACAGGTTACTCCTTCTGGTTTCGCTAAGGTCGGGATTCTCAGAATAGAAGCTGCGTGAGCTTTCCCGCACCAGAATTCTAAGTGTCCTTCTATGTTCGCCTCTTGGCGAAATAGATGTGTTTTTTCTCTACTGCGCATTGTCTAATTCCTTTTCTCCAGTACAGTATATCGCTCCTCTAACTGTTATCGAGAACTCAACCCCGCAAACTAAACACCGTTCATCTAAAGAGGTTGTTTCAATAGGAACTATGAAACCTTCTACTCCGCTTCCCGTTTATCGTGATAGACCTCGGTAGCCAATAACGTTGATTCCAACGTCGATCCCCTCTTCTGTAGAATTATATAAATCTTCATTCTGGAACCTCTACCTTCGTCAACGTGTACAGGTCTGTGTCCGAGAAGTCGAGATCCATTCGAGGAAGACTCCCGGCGTCTAATCGGTCGTGCCAACCTTTCCCGTCAAAGTACTTAACGTACTGGAAAATCTTAGAGCCTGTTTCCTCCTTGATTAAGTACCATCCCTTTTCGAGAACGCTCCGCGCTTTGTCAAGACGGCAGAGAATTTCCGATAGCTTCGGATTGGAAAAATGCGCTCTAACGTGTGTTTCAAGGTCAATCCACGCATCCAATTCTTCGAACGTTGGAACAGAGATCGACTCTCCTACATTGCAACGCGGAATTTTCTCTCCGCAAGGATCGAGATGGTAAATTCCTCCGCGATCCTCATCGTAAAAAACTACGCCTACGTTCTTTGTTACTAGTAAATGCTTGTGCTGAATGTCTTTCATATTCTTTCTTTCTTCAATGCCGCCGCAACGGACGATATGCTTTCTAACCCTGTTCGAAGTCTCTCGGAAGCTTCCGCAGCAGTCATACCGAACTTCTGAAGAGCGCGGGCGCATGTTGCAATTCTTCGGGGAAAAGCTTTTCGACGTTTCTCCAGAACCCTCGCTCTACGTTGCGCCTTCCAGCGTTTCGTTCTACGCTTCCTCTGGGTCTTTCTCATTGTCTTGTACCCTTTCGTACTGGCCTTCGAAAGTTCGTCTGTAAGACCAAGACAGGCTATTCAGGTTGTCGCGGCTGAAGTAGGAGCCCAACTCGACGGTTGAGGGGAACATCTCTCCATCATCGTAAATGTGTTCGAGCACCAAGTAATCACACTCTTCGAATTTCCGGACAACGGACGGAAGACAGAACTCTCGAACTTCGTCGAAGTTGTCTCCCTTCCATTGAATAGCCTGGAACTGATTTTCTATCGGAGCTTTCTTCTTGTAGGTAGGCATTACCAATTTTCTTCTATGTAGTCCGCGATCTCTTCGAAAGACGCGCCGCTGTCATTCATTCGTGCTAACTTCGATTTTAGATCCCAATTTAAAGTTAGAGATCTGCTTAAACCCTCCGGAGGAAAAACTGAGGCTCTAGTAGGGACCTCCTCTTTGAGTAGGAAACTCGAAATGTAAGAACCAAGAGAAGTTTCCCACTCTCCGAATCCGTCTTTAACTAAGTCGCACAGAACACCTAAGCAGCAATACCTAGGCACGTGCTCTCCCGCCGGGACTTTCCGCATGTAGTGTTGACCTTGTTCGTAATCTCCGCTACGAAGAGCGGCGATCCATGCGGGTTTGACTTCTTCTTTAGTCTTCATCTTTTAGGTACTCCTTCTCTAAAACGTACGCGATATCTTCGAAGGAAGATCCTCCATCGTTCATGCGTATTAAAGTACGCATTGCATCCTCCGAAATTCCTAACCACTCCCGGAGTTTTTCGGGCAAGAATGCGGTTTGCGCCTCCTTATTATCTACGAATGTGAACCTAACTACATTTGGCACGTAACTAAGGGTCGTCGGTAGAGAGGAAAACCTCCCGAACTTTACGGGAGCAATCGCACACGCAACACCCAAGCAGCAGTACCGCGAGAACTCTTCTCCTTTTGTATCATTGCGTAGCGACAGACGGCCTTGTTTGAAATCTCCGCTTCGGAGAGCTTCGATCCACTTTCGAATAGCGTTTTCGTTAGTCTGCATTCTTGAACCTTTCTTTTGTTTTCGTGTACAGAGTATCCAGGAGCGCTAACACATCGGCGTAACGCAAAGGAGCAGCGTTTGTGAATTCCCGCAATCTTTTCTGCTTGGCATTCTCAAGGGCCTTGCGAGCAGAATCAATGCCGCGCAACTCGGCCTTTTCTGCATCATGTCGATATTGCGCGTCTATACGGAGTTTTGCTTTCTCGTACTCCTTCCTATATTCTTCGTCTTTCAGCAGTTCAGAAAGAAACGAACCTTCGTTAGCTTTCCATCCATCTAGGTATGCCTGTTCGCTTTTGTCTTTGAGCCTCTTTTTAGCGTAAGCAAGGCCTCTGCGAAAACCGCTTCTTTCTTCTTCATCGAGTGCCAGAGAAAGCAAACGTCTCCTTTCTTCCCGGGTATTCGATTCCGCGTCTGTCTTCGAGACTTTTCTTTTGACGGATGCTCGCGGTTGTTCTTCTGAAACAATCTCGCGAACGCATTGGCGAATATATTTTTCCACAATTCCGTTATTCTTTTCCATCTTCAAACCTTTCTTTCGCGTACTTCCCTACTCCCGCGTCTAAGAGTAACTGCGTCAATTCTAAATCACTATCTGGAACGGAGAGTCCTTTCTCTTTGAGCTTCTCCCGAATCTTAGAATACGCTTTGTCCCGCAAATCTAAGGCTTCGGAAGGAAGCGTCTCGAAACCGGAGTCTCGCATTTTACGGGCAAGCATCTGTCCAATTTCTTTTGAACGGGGTAGATCGCTTTTCATTGTTTGTTCTCCAGCAATAGTACGAGTCCAATCAGCAGAGTATAGGCAAGCATGATAATGCTAATCGCTCGGAAGCATTCGCGGTATGTTGTGCGGCTCTCGATTGCTAGCCGCTTGTTCGTTTTGAATTCGCTCATCCCTCGTCCCCCAGCGCGGCACAAACAGACTCGACCTCGCACAGAAGATCAAGCAAGACTTCTCCTCCTAGTCGGTCGGGCATGGACGCTTCCAATCCAGCAGGGTTGAACTCGGAATCAATCTGCCGCAACAAATAGGTCTCGCTGGAAAACGGATCTTCGACGGTTACGGTTTCGAGAAATCGGTTAATCATTTTGTTCTGAAACCTCAATCGCTTGTTCGAGTTCCTCGAACTTAGCGGAAACAATTCCCGTAGAAATGAGCAGGAAGAGAGATAGCATAATCCACAGAAGAAAACTACCCCACTCCACCGGATCTTTCCGGTCTTCGTACAAAAGTTTGTGCAAGTCGGCGCGATCTTTCGTCATTTCCGCTAACTCTTGGGAATCTCGAAGGTCGTCCAGCGTATCGGCGTGCTCGATAGCGAGAGTTCGCAGCGAGTCTAGTTCCTTGTTCACATCTTCGCAGAGAAAAACATGCGCTTCTTCGTATGCGTCTCCGTGTAGAGATGTTACGATTCCGTCTTTGGATGTGTGCGTAAGAGTCGCTAGGTATTTCTTGGGCATCTTACGCACCTTGAATTTCCAAGCACAGATTGCACAAGATAGTATCTGCGTTGTACTGTTCTTCGCTGATCTCTACAGAGTCTCCGCAGTTATCGCAAGAGGTAGCAAAGCGTATACTTTGCTTGCGGATATCTTCTTCCGGAAACAAGTTATCCTTCGGCCAATCGTCCGAAATAGGTTCTAGCGAATTGTGCTCGCAGAACTTCTTTACGAGTTCCGCAACAGGTGCGGAATCTTGACTAGATCCGACGCAAATAACCTCTGTTCTAGTTGTTAGCCAAGCTGCGAAACCGTAGACGGCTTCGGAAGTGTTTAGGTGGGCCATTATTCGTTTCCTTCCAAAAGGTGTACTTCGATTCGTTGTATTCCGTCCACAGTTTCGACAGGAACTTTCGTATACGAGTCCGTTCCAAAGACCATTCCGGTTAGCGCGGTCAAGATCGCAACCGCAAGAAGATACGCGAGAACGAACTTCATCGTTCGACAAACAGCAGGAGATACTTTCATGTGATAGGCCAGACGTAGGGTAAGTTGTGCGGCTCGGTCCACCCGTATTTTCCGTAGAAGATAGGGTCTTTCCGCAGAAGGTTTGATCGGTGCGAAACATGGAAGTCTTCTTGTCCGAACCACGGAGGCATAACAACTACCTCTGTACACATCGGAGCTTCGAGCATTGTGTTTTCGTAACCACGAAGAACCCATTCTTTCAGAGCGAAATTGTAGTAGACGCGAAGCGCACCTTCGTAGCCTTTCCACATCTTTGCAGCAGGATGGTTCTTCCAACCGTGGCTTGTAGCAACTTTGCCCGTCTTGGCTTGCCGAACGCCTACTGCCCAAGAATCTCCAAGAGCGCAGAGAAGTTGGAAGGCTTCTAGACGTTGCTTGCCTAGTCTTTGGTAATCGAGAGCCTCCAGAGATGCGATAGTGTCCGGGAGAGGTAGAAATGTCTGCATTAGAAACCCTCTTTCGCGTAAACATGCCAAACGTAGGGAGGATCTTGGAACGTACCTACGTACTCGTAACCTTTAACCTTCTGGAGATTGTGTCCCGTACCTACAATACGTATTGTGAATTCCCAAGGTTGCGCGTCCGTGTCCAATTGAACCCAAACACACGCTGTCCCGCTCTGTATCTGAATACATAGTATCTTCGCTCCCTCCGTTAGTCGGAGTGTTTGGCGCCCGGGAACGTTAACCAGCTCGTACTTGTAGATTGTCTGCATTCTAATTTGTCCTTTCTTTGACCTTCGGAGTATACCTAACCGTCTGCGTTTGTCAAGAGATTTCTAGCCTCTTTCCCGAACTCTTCATCATCTTTCGTGCTCGCCTCAAGAGCCTGAAGCTTACGTAGGTCCCGCCTGTTAGCGTCCACGATCTTTTGTAGAGCGCGAATCGCCGCAGACCCTTCGTTCATCGCTGCGATAAGAGCTACGTTCTTTAAAAGCGGAACGAAGGAATCTAGCTCTTGCGCTGCGTTGGAATAGTTGCTCATCGTACTTGGTGCGGGTTCTCTGTGATTGAACGAGCGTCTTCTCTTTCGAGAATCTCGACACGTTCGAAGAGGGCGCGTTGTCTTACTTCGAGTTTCTGTATCAAGTCTATTTTACTTTCTATCTGCTCCGCGTACTCTTCCTTTGCGTCTTTGTAGTACGTGATTGCTTGCACAAACAGCATAACAAGAGCGAGCAGCACAAGAACTTGTGCAATATCTTTTAGGACTCGCCCCCAAAATATTTTTCTAACCATTGTTTAGAGTGTCCCTTCGTAATTCGTAAATTCCTTCTAGCTGCGAAACCTTCCGCAGCCACATAAGCAAAGTTGACCCCGCAACCTTCGAGTTCTTGCCGGGTTTCTGTACCGCGTCGATAACTCGGTACTCTTTGGTGCTGATCGGTGCTTCCATTTGCAGAATATCTGTCTTGTTGAAGTACCGAAGTCCGAACGCTGGAGTTCCTTTGTTTCGTAGCGAAGAGATTCGGCCTACTTGTTTCTCTGTGTACTTTCGCGCATCGACCTTCAACTCCAAAACTCCGGTCCAGACTCGATGCCAAACGAAAACATCGGGCCACCCGGAACCCTCCATAGAATTTCCCCACTTGTTTAGAGCATCTGCTCCCGAACGCTGGAAGTGTCCGACAAGTTCTTTTTGGAGTTCTCCTTCTTTCATAGAACGGAATCCACGTTCATCGAATCCCAAACGAGCGGAGAAAAATTAAAGGAATGCGTATCTCCAATAGCGAGGAGATACAGAGCCGTGTCTTCCGCTTCGAGCACTCGAAGCGTTTTGCGCCCGTCTCTACCTCTGAAATGAACCTGTACGATTCCTTTAACAGTACGGATAACAGGTTTTATCTCAACGCGGGTTGTGTATTTGCTCCTCTCTACGTTTGAAATAAGAACTTCGTGCTCCACTTCGTCTACGTCAACTAAATAAACCCTAATCATCATCGCCTTCTTCAATGTCGCTGTAATCGTGAACGTACGTAGTCAAGAACTTAATGCTCTTGCGCTCTTGCCTGTCTGCGACAACGACAAAGCAGTACGTGGAAGAAACACCGTCCATAACATTAATTCTACGTCCGACCGAGTAATCGAAAGTTCGAAGCGCTTGCAGAGCGGATAGTGCGATTGTCGGCGGGACAGTAAAACGTTTCATTAGCATAGCATAACATCTTTCAAACGAGATCGAAGAGCGGGAGTCGGCTTTCCTACTTTGTCTCCCCATAGTTCCCAACAATCTCTAATAACTTGATCGGAACCATCCGGCCCGAAGCTCTTGTCAAAAGAAACAAGAGCGTTGCAAAAGTCCAGACGTAGAGCGGGAGTGACTTTCTTTCGGAAGAATGTCGAACTTACTCCGTGTCTCTTTAGGTTTGACTTCAGGTACTTTTTAATGTGTGCTCGGTTTGTCACTCGCTGTTCCCTCTGCGTCTTCTTTTTTAATTTCCTGCGCACCTTCAGGTTCCGATGCTAGTTGTAGTCGTATTGCGTGTGTTGTAGGAGCCACGTACTTAATCCCGTTTATTTCCTTTGTCCAGCCCCAGAAAGATCCGAGTGTTGAAGAAGTGTGTTCCCAACCTCTTTGCCTAAGATAGTCTCCGCGAATATCTTGCAGACAAAACTCCGCGTGTAAAACGTCTGCGTGCGAGACCTTCATCCCAACAACTCCTTCTTAGCTTCAATCACAAGACCTTGAGCAATAAGCGTATGCTTCTCGCCTTTCAACTCGGCCTTTGCTTTGAGGATTTCGAAGACTTGCATTGCTCCGAAGTGTCTTGCGGCTTTTGTGAGCTCCCGCAAATTTTTGAGGGTAGAGCAGTATTTCGGTGCTCCTCCTGCAACTTCTTTCACGAAACTTTCTTCTGCTCCAAGAGGAAAGAACGTTGCGAGAAGTTCCGTATCCGCGTCGAGGAACTCTTTCCCAAGCGCTTCGTTTACACCCTCGAAATCAAACTCCAACTGCGTATGTTTTTCGGTCATTGTTATTCTTCCCACCACTTAAGGGCGATCTCGTACTTTCTGATTAGGCGATAGAAATTCGACTTAGACAAAGCGAGTTTCTCCGCAGACTTTCTTGCGTTTCCGTCCGTCTTCCGCAGAGCGTGCAGAATGTTCCATATCGTGAGAACCTCTACGCTAGAGGATAAGGGGACCTCCTCCGTTATGCGCAGTCTAACAACCCCGTCTTGGGTTGTTAAGAGAATTTCGGGCAAATCCAGTAAGTGTTTCGGAAGTTTCATTTAGCTTCGTACCAGTTCGTATCGCTGATTTGGCCGTCCCACAGGATAGGGACTCGATAGGCAACGTCTGGAGCTTCGAGAACACTCCTTAGCAGCGCAGTAGTTTCCGGGTCTCGCATAACCTCCGTAGCACCTTGAAAGAGAAGCTCATCGTGAACGTTAGCTAACATCTTGATTCCCAACTCCCGAACAGTTTTGTTGTAGCGCGGAGCAACCGCAACCATCCTTTCTTTAATCAAATCCATAGCTTCCCCTTGAATCATTGAGTTGAAAGCGTTGTGAGAAAACTTCGGGATAAGATGCCGCCTCCGCTTGTGCTTGTTGCGAATCCACCCGCGAGTTTTGCATAAGATCGCGGCTTCGGATTTCATTCTCGCGATTCCAGGGAGACGTTCATCATACGTGTTATAGATCCGCTCTGCTCGCTGGAAACAAAGCTGCTGAATTCGTTGCGCTCTGTTCCCTGGACGTATCCAACCCGACGCTAGTTCTTCTTCGACGCGCTTAATAACCGCGTCGATAACGATGCTCTGTCCGGAAAGCATCCCCGCGATGCGTTTCTTACCCGCTCCGTATGCCTTCGCGAAGTTGATATTTTTCGCGGGAGTTCGCGGGATCTCGCAAAGGTCTGCAACCCATTGGTGGAAGTCCGTCTTCGCGTCCCGTTGGTACGCTGCGATTGCGTCCGTGTCATTGATATAATGAACAATGATACGGAACTCCAATTGCGAAGCGTCGAGACAGATAAAAGAGCAACCGTCGTCCGGGATAATGAGCTTCTTTGCTCTCGGGCTCATTTGTTGCGAGTTCGGATTCTTGCAGCTCATCCTCCCCGTTCTAACCGTTTGATTGTAGCTAGAGTGAAGCTTACCGCTCGCGTCAATCTTTCGGAGAAAACCATCCGAGAACAAACTCCGGAAATGCTGTTCTGAGCGGTACTCTTTTATCAAGTCCAGAACACGCTTCTTCTCTGGAGCGCTAACTACGAGAGGGTGAGTCTCATATAGCGCAAGAGCCTCTTTATCGAAGCTCGGTCCTGTTCTCAAACCGTCTTTGTTAGTGTTGTACTTCAGAACAGGAAGCTCTAGCTGCGTGCATAGGATCTCATGTATCGTCGATGGACTGTCAACGTAAACGGTTCCGGTTTGGTCGCTCAATTCTTCTGAAGCACGAATCATTGCCGTTATTGCGTTGTATGATTCAAGCTTGCATTGTGTTTGGTTTACGCGCAAACCTTCGCGCTCCATATCGAAGAGAACAGGAGTAAGAGCAATCTCTGTATCCCAAAGAGTCTCCATTTCAGGTTCTCTTCGAGCTAGCAAATACTTCCAGAGCATACGGTTAGTCTCTACGTCTCCGCAAGCGTACCAACCCATTCTATCGGGAGCAACGCGCCCGTAGTCGTGACTTCCTAGAGACTGAAGAGTACGTTTGATCTCGTATTCTTCGGGCATTTCTAGGTTCAACCAATCTCGGCACAAGTCTTTGTGCCCGTGACTAAACCTGTCGCTATCAATCGTCTTCGCGAGTGTAGTTGTACAGACGGTTTTGCAGTTTCCGAAATCAATTCCATCGGCTGCGGCGAAGTGCATATCGAACTTTACGTTCGCGTTGATCCAGTACTCCGCAGACTGCAAAACATCTTGCAGCCATTCCGACACTCTTCCAGGATCTAGATTCCTCTTCTCTGCCCCGGGCGAGGAGTGTCGGATAGGGACGTACCACGAATCAGAGAGGGTGTCTGCTGTGATTGCCCAACCGCAAGCCCTATCTCCTAGGTGCGGCTCGACGGCTCGTTTACGGAGCTTCATAGTGCCGTCTGCGGCCTTCTCGCGAGTACGTCCCAACATGGTAGTTTCCGCGTCGAGAAACAATTCCTTGCAGCCGTGAAGCTTCGGAAGTTCCGCGAGCGTCTCTACCATGTACCTTCCAGGACTAAGTTCGATCATTGGTTATTGCAAAGCTGTTGGACTAATGAATAGGCTGCGTAGGGAATTGATACATACGAAACCACAAGGAAGACAAAACTCGGACGAGAAGATACAGTTTCACTTCTTGCGGAATCCCAAAGGTCGTACATTTGGTTCAAACCCGCTTCTTTCCCTCTTTGAAATGCGATCCTTTCGCGCATTTCTTGAAGGTAGTTGTCAGGAGCATATGGAGAATCATCTATCTCTACACTAGACATTTTTATTTCCTTCTATGGTTCTTAGTTTTGAATCGCGAACAATGAAAGCAGACCTAAACTCGATGTGCATGTTTTTAAACGTTCTCCCCAATCTCCTTCCAGCTTCGAAGATAGCGCTTTCTAAAGCGTGCTTCTCGTTAACACCTCTGCGATTAATCAAGATTGTTTCTTGATTCATTGCTCCTGTTCGACTGTAGTTGACAGACACAACAAAGTTCTTCATACCTTGCCTTTGTTGCGGAAGCACCACGAACGAAACGAGATAACCGTAATCACACTCTCGGGACCTCCGATCTTCGACACGTAGCGAACCCTGTCGGGCATCCTGTCCGTTTTCGGCAAGAACTCAACAATAGCTCTCCCGCAATGAATCGTACCTTTAGCGTAGATCTTCGACCAATCGTGAGTTTTCATACGAGTCTTTTGTCTAGCCAAAACGGAGTTGGGTATCCTGCGTCTTGGAGTAAAAGAGCTAGGCATTCGTTCAACAACGAACCCATTGGTAAAGCAATATTCGCAGCCGAACTTTCCCGTATCAAGCTCTCAACGTCTATCGCAGATTGTACTTCTGAGAAAGACGCTTTCGACAGGTTCGCTAAAGAGTGCTTGTTTACGCGATCTTCTCTCGCGGGTTGTCCGTAAGTCTTAGAAAGCTTGCCACGATACTTTTCTTCGTGATCCTCTGGAATAGTCAAGATAGAAGCTGTAAACATCGCCCAACCTCTTTCTAGTCCCAAGACCCCAGCAAGGATCTTCTGTAGAGAAGTGAAGATCCACAGGTCATAGGGTAAGCGCGAAACGCTGCACAAAGAAACGTGCGATAGAAGGCAGAGCGTATCCCAGTCCAGCACGAAATGAAGCGACGAAAGCGGGGCGGGAGAAACGTTGTCGATGCGTAGGCGGATCAGATCTCTAAGACCGTGAGAGGATAGAATACATTGTCGGCTATCCGTGTCATTCGCAAGTATCGAAGCCGCAGCGTAGAGGTTCTCCACTCCTCCCCAAGCCTCCCCGTGTGAGAACGCTTCTATCCTTCGTTGGAACCTAACTTCAGGATCGCAACCTCCAAGGTGCCAAATTAATTCTTCGGCTGCGTGAGTTGCGTTCAAACCAAGGGTTTTATTCCAAACCCAATTGTGCGAAATATCCGCGAGAGTTGCGCTGTAGTTGTACTTAGTTCCGGGTCCAACCTCAAGACTTGCGCTTGCGAGTTCGTACCAAAGTTCGTCCGCAGTTTGATAAACAGCTTGGCCTCTCATATCGTCTTGTACTCCTCAAGAATCCTGCGAATGTCGGGCTTACTATAACTCGGTCCTTTGAACGCTCTTGTTTTCCCGTACTCCTTTGTCATATTCGAACGATGAACTTCCGCAACAAGAGCCGCTATCGGATAGCCAAAAGCAACCGCAACAGAGTCTATTGAATACCGAACATTCGCGCAAGCGTCTGCTGTTTCTTCCTCGTTCCGGCATAAAAGAGCCTCTGCAAGTTCTCCTACCTCTTCGATAAGAACGTACATCCTATAAACTAGGGTGTCGTCTGCAACGCTGCTTCTCCGTAGTTCCGTAGACAAGGTGCCTAGCTGTAACGCAGAGTGTTGCAGCAAGTCCTGCACATTCTTTTCAATTACGCATTCGGAAAGTTTAAGTCCTATCGGATACCCGAACTTCCTATGAAACACTTTTACGAGTTCGCTTGAGTCAACCATAGTTACATATCCTCTGTGGCTTGGTACTTGTCTACAATCCCTTCAGCGTCGAGCTTACGAAGCATCGAAATAAACTGCGGGGTTTTCTCGTAGCCTGATTTGTGCCCTCTTCGCAAAGCTCTGTGCCGAACAAGGAAAGACAGGATCGAACCTGCTCCGTCTCGATCCGTTTCGCACAGGTCTTGTATGTCTGTTACTCGGATGTGCTCGCAATGAAGCATACCGCTAACGAAGTCCGGAGCGTGTCTACGTTCGCGGATATACCTTTCGACGGCTGCGGGTTTGCCGATTGTTCCTAGCGCTCTTCTTGCGCGTGTGAACGAATGGTATCCGAAGCTCTCGCTGGAGTAATGCGCAGCAAGAAAGTTGTACACGTACTCAACATGCCTAGGCTCGACAAGTAGCAGCTTTCCGTCTTTGGTGGAGTATGTCCGCGCAGCAACAGCGCAAGCTAACCGCGCAACCTTGTGTTTCGAGGTTCCCTTGTCGAGAAGAGGAATCTCATCGGTGAACATCTCGCATAAGTTTGCACTAGCCTTCTCGATTGCAAGTTCTGTTTCAGCAGAAAAAATGATCTGTTCCTCCGTACGTGTCCAAGCCCAAAGAATCAAACGTCTGCACAACTCGGAAGTGTACTTGTGTTTCACAACAGGACGAGAACTCATTGTCTTATGGGAAACGTCTCCCGCAGCAACAATCAAAGCCGCGTCAAAGCGTCGAACATCTTCGAGCGCTCCGACAAGGTTTAGGACTGCTTCGATTCCGAAGGCGAAGCCGCTCATAGGTCGGGAGCCTCTCGGATTCGAAAGAGCTACGATCCGCGTTCTTGCGTGTGCTCGCCTACGCTCGATCTTCGGAATCTCTGCGATACCTGAAGACCGCATGTCCGTTAGCTTGCTGATAATTTCCGTAGCAGCGCCCTTCATCTCTTCGAGAATTACGATTCGCTTATCGTGCGTTGGAATAACTCCCCAAGAAACAAACCAACGATTCCCAAGCTGCTGCAATCCTCCGAGCAAACCCGCAACCGTCGCGTTCTTCAAGTCTACTCGTTCGCCCAAACTGTAGTGATCTATTAGACATTGGGTAGTCTCTGATTTGCCTTGCGCACTATCGCCCATTACAAGGATGTTCACCCAACCATTAACGCGCTTGTTTCTAAACCGAAAGAACAACGGCGAATGATAAGCCATATCTAACAGCGCGTGCATCTCTTGCCGCCCGTGAATGCCTGTAACATTCGCAGCGAAGTCTTCGTAGACCTCGGTTAGCTTTGCAGAAAGACCATCGAGAGAATCTTCCTCCGGACGGAAGATCGCGAGCGCTTCCATTTCTGCCGTAGTCGGAGTGAACGAAGAGAGGCTATCCGAAGTTTCCTTGGTTCCGTCAAGAACGAGCGTTGCTTGTTGCGTTCTTGGATGCGGATAGATTTTTCCTCCGAACAGATACGGTACGTTGAGTTCCGGCCTACCGTCCACAACTAGCGCGGGTTGTTGCACATTGCCCGCACCTTCTCCGTTGATAGTTAGTTGCGGAGTGAGACGAACATCCGAAACAGAAAAGTGCGTCTTTACCTCAAATTCAACCGCTTTGCACTTAGGTATTCGCAACGCTTCGCGGATCGCGTGTACCTGCTGATCCTTGCCCGCGTTCACCATTCCTAGAATAGCTTCGCTCGAAGAGCCTAGACGCATCCCTACGAAACCGTGTTCGTCGGGTTCCGCAAAGCTTACGGGGCACCTGGAGCAGCCTCCCTGATCCCGTGTGCAAGAGACTGCGATCTCTTTGGGAACCAAGTACGGGGTTGTGTCCGACGCGCTTATAACGCCCTCTACGGACAGTCTCCAGCCAACGTTGTCTGGATCTGTAACAGTCGGAAGGAGAACCTCTTTGTGTCCTTTTTCAACCTCCGCAAGAAGTTGCGCGGGTTTGAAGAGAGGGGAGTCATGCAGAAGACGGAGGGTTTCATCCCGTCCCGCCCCTTCGACTCCAACCCAATCGTTATAGTCCCCTTTCGGATGTTTCAGTCTGTCTAGAGGAAGAGTAACTATGAAGACGTTTCTCGCTGCGGGTGCGATCATTCCCGCAACTCTTCGCGCTGCGGCTTTGCCCGCAGCGTCTATGTCCATCATAACCCAAACGTCTTTATCCACGAATTCCTTTACCCAAGCACGGGCAAAGTTTCCTTCTCCAGAAGTCGAGCTAATGCAAGCGAACGAATCGCCTACCATATCGTCAGCAACGATGGTTTTAATTTCTCCTCCGAGAATCAAAACCCGTTCGACGCCTTTCTTTCTGAGCGATTCGATGTTGAACAGACGCTCTTTTCCGAATCCGCGAGCGTTTATTACCTTCTTGTCTCTTGGTGCTCCCGGCAGATAGCGACGGAGATTGACGTACCTTCCGCGTTCGTCTCTAACAGGGATTGTGATTCGTCCACGGAAGTACCCAAGTCTAAACTTCCGTATTGCTTTGTCTGAAACTCCGCGCTTAACGAGTTCGTTTAGTAGCGGACCCGCAGAATCAATTGCCGCGTGATACTTCTCTATCGTATCCGGGCTCATCTCCTTTATCTCCTCGATATCGTATCGAGTAGATAAGTCCACCATCACCGCGCCTCTCTCCGATTCGAGAGCGAACGCTATGAATGTGATTATGTCGCCTTTGGCTTTGCACGCCTTGCAGTTCCAAAGGTTGCTTACAACGTTGAGGGTTGCGCTAGGTACTTTTTCTTTGTGCGCAGGACAAAGAAGTTTTATCTCATCTCCTCCAAGCGGTTCGTAAGACCACTCTAAACGCTCCAGCTCTGCGAGTGCTGAAATGTTCTCTATCGCATGTCTCTTCTTGACCAAGCCTTACACCGTCCGTCTATCCGAAGAAGCCAAAGAAAGAAAGGTAGAGGCAGAGATTCGCGGAAAGGGGAGCACCTAATTCTGAACCCAAAAGCGCGAACCTCTGCCATTAGTTACTAGCTCTCTTACATCGCTTCGTCATTTGCGACGGATGCCGTTGCTGCTGCGATATCTTCTTCTGTATCGGTGCGGTCCACAACGAGCAAACGTTCCGCGTGAAGACGCGCGAGCTCTTCGTGCATTGAATGGAACGTTTCGTACTCGCCCTCTTCAATGTACATCTTCTCCGGGTTGTCGAAGTCCCAACCGAACCACTTGAACGTATCGCGAGTACGTAGGACAGAGCGGAAGTTCCAGACGCAAGCCCACATAGGAGCGTTGTCCATTCCGATCTTTCGCATATCCCAAGCGGAGCAGAGGTTCTGCCCTTGGAAGTGTTCGCCCCTTTCGAAGCTAATAACACACGGAGTCATATTGTTAGGACCTCCGTAGAGCACTCCGGGAAACACGAAATGTTCTACGTATCGGTATCGCATCGGAGTTCCGTCTTTGCGCTTCCGTCCGTCTGCGTAGTCTTCCGTTCTGCGCTCTTTATCTTGCGCAAGAATCGCAATATTACTCGCCGTATCGAAAGAACGTTCGAGAATGAAATCCGCTTCCGAGTCTTCGAGATCGCTGTCCTTTGTGTACTCCAAGAAGAAGAACAGAGGAACGAAAGCGAAATCTTCGTCTCGATCCGCAATCTTAACTCCGGTCGGATGCAAGATAACGGAACCTTCTCCATGCTTCGCTTTCAAAGAATCATCAGTCATTCCTTGAATTCTCTTGAGGCGAGAAAGCACACGCTTTGCTTTCATCGCCCGAGTCATTTCTTCGTTCTGCTTTGTCGCGTACTTCGCGAGCCCCGCAGGAGCGCCTTCGAATTTCGTTACGTCTGTCGAGTGGTCTTTAGTAGGCATTCTAATTTCTCTTTCTGGATTTCTTTCTATAAACAACTTTTGGAGAGAGCTTCGAACCGATTAGATGATCGAGAGAAGAGTCTCCCTTTCTAGCCAACTCGGTAACAAACTCTTGCAGGTTCTTCCAATGCGGACGCAAAATGTCTTGCTGCGTTACTTCTTCAGAAGCTCCGAGCATCGAAAGTAATTCTCTGTACTCTGCGGTTCCCTTCGGAGGAAGCGTAGGAGTCTTTTGTACGTCGGGAGAAGCGGTAGCATACTTTCCCGACACGTTTATCTCTAATGAAGGGTCTGCCATGCAGCGCTTCGTTATCGCGAGGCAGAGGGCTCTGCCTACCTCTTGGTGTATTCGAGCACATTCCTTTCTAAGCGTGTCTAGCGACTTCTCCGACGTTCGGAAGAAGAAGCCTAGGTCTGTCCACTCTCCAAGAGAGAACTCTGTAGGTCTGTCCCTTAGTGTGTTGACGACTGTGTATGCAAGATCGATCGTGTAGGTCTCCAACCTCTTGCAAAGAGCGAGCATTCCTTCCGCTTCGAGATATACCTCCGGAGTAGGTTTTTCGGGTTGGGGCGGCAACGTAACGAAACCACCCCAAAAACTGTTTACTTCATCGTGTGTTAGGTTCCTTCTTCGCATCCGCGTGCAACTCATCTGTATGCAACTCCCTTTCGAAGTAGCGTTTCCTAGCGGAGTCGAACAGAAGCACCTTCGCTGTTCCGTACTCCGCGATAATAACGGCTATCATTAGAGGAACAACGTTCGCGCCACCCGTCAAGAGAACGAAGTCTCTTGACGGGTCAAACGAAATCTCTAACAACCGTGTGCGAAATTCCTCGATGCACCATTTAGTTTGAAACGGGCTTGGAGAGTTCGGGTTTCGCAAGACGCGAATCTCCCCGAACTCTTCTGCCGACGCAACGCCGAATCGAGGGTTGTTCTCTACGAGCACGACTTGAGAAGGAGTACTCATTAGATCGCGACTCCTAGCGTCGAGCCGAGAACGTTCCGTAGAACGTCCCCGATTTCCAGGACCAATCCGGCATTGTCGATCTTGCTTTGTACGCGCTCTCGGATTTCTTGGTCGATGGTATCTAGCACTACAAGATCTGTAATACGTACAGGCATTCTTGTTCCGCGCCTATGCGCTCTGTCTTCTGCTTGGACTCGAAGTAGAGAACTCCAATTCTGCGAATAGAAAATTACGTGATTCGCGTAAGTGTGCGAATTGTCCGGATCCAACTTATCGTATCCGAGAAGGTCCAAGCCAGAACCCGCAGCTTGCGGGTTGCCGAGGAACACGCGGCATTCAGTGTCCTTATTGAACTTCGCAATGTTCGCATCCCTTTGATTCTGTTTCGTATCCCCGTAGTACGTAACGTGCCCGATTCCTTTCGCGGTAAGTCTCTCAGATATGTATCGCATATCTTCGCGGAAGCATCCCCAAACGATAGTTTTTCCGAGAGGGTCTCTCTCCGGATCGCAAAGGATTTCGATAAGTGCGTCTGCTTTCGGGTTATGAGAAGAGATCTGTTCGACGCGCTTCTCTTTGTAGACGAGTCCAGTATCCGGGTCCGCGATTGCGTCCCAAGTTACGAACCCACTTGTAACTTGTGCGAGGCGAAGCAGCGAAGTAAGTACGTGCTCGATTGTCATTTTGTCCGAGCGCTTACTTAGCTTGTCTTCGATTTCGATGATGAGTTCTTCTTTGATCCGCTCGTACATCTTCGCTTGGCTCTTGGTCATTTCGACTTGCCAAACATCGTAAACTTTGTCTGGAAGATTCAATCCAGCTTCCTCTTTGCTGATCGTGAATGCCATTCGAGTCAAGCGTTCTTGAATCATTGCGATATTTTGAACAGCTACGAGCTTCTCGATTCCTCGCGCAGATCCAGAGACCTCTTCAAAGACTCCGTGATACTTTCGAAAGGCTGCGTAATCATGGAAGCCGGATCCGCCTTCTTCGACGAACTCTAGTTGCGTCCACAGGTCGAGCAAGCTGTTTCCGATAGGGGAACCTGTGAGCGGAACACGAACCTTAGAAGCGTCCCGAAGAGCTTCCATAAGTTCAAAGCGCTTCGACCTAGGATCTTTGAAGTAATGGGACTCGTCCGCAAAGCAGTAGTCCCAAGGAATCAGCGAGAGTTCGTCAACGTCTCTCTTCGCGGAATCGTAGCTCGCAATTACAACTGTGAAGGTGCAGTCTTTTTCGAGCTTCACGCCTTCAATAAGTGCCTTAACTCGTTTGTGTTTGCTCCCGCGCATTATTACAACTTTTCCCGCAGTAGCGGCGAAACGCTGAATCTCCAAGAACCAATTGTAGCAAACTTGCGGAGGGCAGATAACAAGAACGCGCTTCGTTCCGTTGCCGTTCTGCTCGACATTGGAAAGAACGTTTACCGCTTGTTGCGCAATGAACGTTTTTCCCGTTCCGGGATCTGCGAAAATTGCGCCTGAAGTCTTCGAAACAAAACACGCAGCCGCAGTTTGATACGGAGCAGGTTTGTGCTCGTAGTGCTCAAGCCAATTCTTCGGAAGCTTCGGAAGCTCTCCGTTGATTTTGAAAGCGGCAACGTCTGCGGCCCTTCGCGACTGCGCGATAAACCGAACCTTCAGAGCGTCGAAGACGAGACGCGAATCGGATTCTTCGGTTCCTTGCGCGTCTGCGCGGAAATGGATTCGTTCCGAAGGCCAACATTGATCTATGAGCAAGACCGTAAAATCCGTACACGCTGCAAGCCATTCGAATCGTGGACCTCCAGCGCGAGCACCTAACCAAGTCGCTTCTGGAATGCGCAAGAAGAAATCTTCGGCTCGGTAGGACGGATACTTGTAAAGCATCTCTTGCCAGCCGCTCCCTTTACAAGTCGGGCAGTCTTCGCGAATCGCGTTGACAGTAACCGTTCCTATTCCGGTCTCTCGAAAAGGGAAGATACATTTCTTGCAAGGCTCCAGCGCTTTCAAACGCAAGTGAAAGCGTTTGCCTTCAGCGTCGAGCGAAATGAAGATGTGATCCCACTCGCGAAGTTTCGGGGGAGTCATTGCGGTAGCTGTTGCTTTGCTCAAAGGCTCAAGCACAAACTCCGTTCCATTTAGTTTTACCATCTCGTACTATCCGTTCTATCTGGGGTTTCGGGCGAGAGTTCATCATAGCGATTGACAAACCGAAGTCAAGAACTATTTGGAAATTCTTTTCCTTTCTCTCGCTCAATTATTCTACGGAGTCCGGCCACAGTTGCAAGAGCAAACCTGTATTTATCCTCGGCTTTTTCAGCAAGACCTTTCATTTTCGAGCGTTTGAGCCGCGCAGCGTCCTCTTCGAAGTTCGGAAGAATCTCGGAGAGGTACTTGACAGAATCTCGCAAGTATGCTAGCTCCTCTTGGCGAATCGAAGGAGCAACAAGTTCGTGTAGGACGAACTTTCGAGATTCGTCGGTTAGAAATTCAGACGAGAATTCGCGCAACTCCGCGAGCGCAAGTTCTCGCATCTCTTCGCGCTTCAAGTCTGCCGACCTTCGAGAAGCTCCGCGTATGTTGTCGCGTCTTGCATTTCCTTATCGTCTCTCCATCGAACGAAGGAACTAAATTTCATCTTGCCTTTCGACTGCAAACCTTCATACGAAACTTCGCAGACTCTTCCGAGTACGTCTTCGTTTCGAGCATCTCTCCAATCTTCATCACACCCTTTACCTACGGATGCGACTTGGACAAAGTAATTGTTATCAAAAAGTCCAAGACACAACTTGTCGGGAGCAATCGCAGCGCAAATTAGCGCACCCAACTTCCCTTCGTGCTTCCCTTTACCCGGTTTGGTGCCTACAACAACAAGGTCTGCCGTATCGACGGGTTTTATCTTCCACCATCCGCCGTAGTGCATCTCTTTCAAAACGTAGCCTTCGATTCCGCGTTCGAAAGCGTCTACCGAAAGCTCTTCTTTAGTTGTCTCTCCGAGTTCGAATCTTTGCGGAGGGTTGGCGAAGCCTAATCCGAACAGAGAAGAATCCAATCCGTACCATGTGAGTCTGTATCTCTGATCTTCTCCCGCATAAAACGGAACCGCGAAAGGTTGGAATGAAAGCTTTCCGGGATCCCTTGCTAAGTAGTGCGTTACTCTGCTTGCAGGTTCTCCGTTAGGCGCGAGAAGCTCTCCGTCTACCCAAGTTTCCGGAGGCATGTCCTCACCCAATTTTTGTGAAAGCTGTTGAGATCCTTTAGGAGTACAGGAGGAAAGCAAGTCCAGCCCTCTTCGATCTAAGAGCTTCTTTCTCCCGAACTCGTTCGCGTAAATCGTCGCTCGCCAACCGTCGTGTTTGACTTCGACAATTGTTTTCGGGGAGAGCTTGCGCCCGTCCCAAGTTCTAGGTTTCGGTCTAAGGTCCGGATGGAAACTCATTCTGTGCCTTTCGCTGTTTGAATCAAAATCTCTAGCTCCGCTACTTGCATTTTCAGGTCTTCCCGAGCTTCGCCTCTCTTCGCCAAAGGAACTTCGTTCCAGGCTTCTAGCATTGCTTCGTAGTACACTTCTTGATCCTCTGCGGGAACGTTTACCGCCTCAAGTTTTACGAGCTTGCGGAGCAACGCTAGGTCTTCTGTTTCTTGTAAGCTCATTGTGCGTTAAACCTGCTTGTCTTCGTGCTCTTCCAAAGCTGCAAGAGTTCCTTAGACCTTCGCGCCGAACTTGCAAGAGATTCAGCCGAAGCAACCGAAAGCGCATCGTAGTAGCAGAGCTTGCAAATCTGCTGCTTGTGCTCCAAGTGTTTGCACGTAACCGGATCAACCGTCGAAGTGCAATTCGTGTCGCCTAGGTTGCTCATGCCTCCTCCCCTTCTAAAGCTTCCCGACACTCGATGCAGAACAGATCAGGATTCTTCATAATCCAGCGCGCATCTTTCTTGCTCGTTGCGTTGCAGAGCGTTGCGTGCGCGTCACACACAACAACGTACTTTCCGCCTTCCGCGTCCAATCCCTGCTCTTCGGCAACGTAGATAACTACGGGAGCTTCTTCTCCAAGGAACGGGTTCCGGATCTCTTCGACGAATCCCGCGTTCATTTCGTTCGAGTTCATAGCTCTATCCTCTATCTTGGGTTTGTGGTTACAGATTTCGAGCGTACTTCTTTGCTGCGGTCAAAGCTTGCCGAGCACCTTTGTACTCGGCAGCGAAGAACTCTTCATCCTTGGTTTCATCCGTAAAGGAAGTTACCACGTAGGCGAAGATTCGCCAATCCGAAGAGCGGGAGGATAGGTTCCCTCCTACATCTTGGTACTCGGCTTCGATGTTGGCACAGATTCTTCCGTCTGCGTCTTCGACATCCCATTCACAGTAGGGCTGTGTGTTGGAGATTCCTCGATCCGCCTTGAGAATCGTGTTCGGACGTTCTTTTATTGCTTGGTGGCTCATCGTTCTATCTTTCGTGTCTTGGGTTTGTGTTGCGTTCTCTGTCTCGTACGAGCGCAATTATACCTCTGGTATCGACCGAACCTAGACCTTTCTTGAGAAAAGAACAGAGGAAGCCGGAATTTCTCCTAACTTCCTCTGTGGCAAGGGTTTATCTCCGGAAGAGCCCGCGAAAGGACTCCTTGAGTTCCCACCAAAAGATTAGGCATTGCACGCGCAGATCCTCTACCGCGTTCGCAAGCGTCTTCGGTCTAGGCGGCATTTTTCTCCAACCGCTCAAAGGTCAAACTCTTCTACGAGAAGTTCAGGAAGAGTTCTCCGCAAGTCTTCAGGAATCCTTTCTTCGATCTGATTCTCTACGTAGATCCCGAGAAACTCTTGCATTGCTTCTCCATCGTCTACTTCGAGCCGCTCGACTTGAGTACGAATTGCCTTCAAAATCTCTTCGTTGTGCTCGGACATTCCAAACCTTTCTTCTAGTGTTTCAGGGAATTCAAAACCTCTGCTACTGCGGGCGGAAGTTCTCCGTTTTCATCCCGCAGTTCTTCCAACTGTTTCTGGAGAGCTACCATCTTCGAAGTAAGTTTGTCTTGCTTTTCTAACCTCTTCGTGAGTTCGGATTTTCCGTACGCTCTTCCGTTTCCTCTTGCGTCTCGAAGCTCTTTTGCTTTCTTGAGTCTCGCAAGTTGTTCTTGTGCTTGCTCCAACATCTTCGGAGCTTCGCTGATTGCTTTGCGGAGGAACTCTCTCTTCTCTCGCATCGCGGCTTCTTGTTCGTAGAGTTCCTCTATTCGACGCTCGCCGTTTTCGAGCAAGTCTCTCGCGCCGATTACTCGGGCTGTCTGGTACTTGACTTGTTCCGCGTACGTCTCTACCAAGTTCGTCGAAGCCATTGCGCCCGTCTTTCTATCTCTGCGGTTGGGTTGTTCTGGGAGTAGAGCCGCCTCGCCAACCGTTCGAGGTTAGCGAGGCTGCGTAGGTCTCCTCTTAGCTCGGGATTTCGACTCCCTGGCTTTCGAGTTCTGCGAGCAGTTCGGCTTGCGCGGCTGCAAGCTTCTGAAGTCGCATAACCTTCTTGCGGGTTTCCGGGTCTCCGAATTGCTCGATGGTCGCGGCTTGATCGCGGTAGCGAGCAGCAGCAGCCACGTACTCTTCGGCCTTCAGTTCGACAAGATCGGCCTTGAAGCGAAGGAAGTCGTGCTCGTTCGCGAAGTCTCTCCGAGACGGCATCTTGTGGAGCTTGCGGTCGAACCCGTCTTCTCCGATGGAGGGGATGCCCATAAGCTTGCCGTCAGCGTTCTTCATCTCGGTCGGAACGACTTCGATAAAGGGAGTCTTGACGATCTTCTCTTTCGGATCCTTGGTGGAGTCGGTCTCGGGCGGGTTGCCAGCGGTCGTTGCAGCAGTAGTACTCATAGTGTTCAGTCTCTTTCTTATAGTGTTGTTGGTTGTACAGGGTGCGAGGCTTGTCTCGCTTGCATGCCCCTATTGTACAGACTGCATCGACATCTGCAAGACTCTTCTTGAGGAATTCGAAAAGTTTCTCCGTGGATATTTTCTTCGGCAAACTCTTGCGAATCTCGGATAGGTTTGCTATGCGCTCTGCGCTCGTTCTGAGCGAGCGCAGAAGAAATCAGGTCTTCCGAGCAGCGAACGGAATCGGACGGGAGCAGCCGAAATCCTGGAGCCGTACGGACCCGTTCGAGCAGCACCCGCGCAAATCTCCAGAGGAACCCGCAGGAGAGCCCCGCGCAGTCTAGGAAACCGCAAAGCGACTCCCGAGCGGAGCCGCTACCCCGCTTCTAGACCCCTAGAACGGGGCTGAAGCGCTGTAAGCCTCTCTAAGCGCTCGGAGAGGGTACAGGTCTTATATGTCCTGCACAATGCCAAAAGTCCAGCACAGGGCAGTACAGGAGTGCCATTTTTGGGACAAATCCGGTTTTCGGCACCCTGGAGAAATTTTCGTGCTTTTTCGGTCTTTCCGCAGCGTTTTTCATACTCCGCGCAGAAAGTTTGAAAATTTCTGGGAAAGGTGTACAGGTTTTCGCGGTTTGTGCCGTAGAATACCTGTGTACGAGAGAAAGAAACGAACGAACAACCGAACGAAACGAAAGATAGAACTATGAACTCCGAACTAGAAACCTACAAAGTAACTGTTTACTTCACCCTGGAAAAAGAAGAAGAATTTTTCGATACGGAAGAACTTCCGGAACACGAATTCACAACCTTCGTTACCCTTCACGAAGCAGCGCCGTTATACACAGTTCTGGATATTGCGGAAGAGCGCTTCGAGGAATACTCCACAGAATTCGGAACAGAAGTTCTGGACATTCGCGAAGAAGTTGCATAAATCGCACAGGCAACGAAGACAAACCCTTCTCAACAACCCAAACCAGATAGAACTATGGAAATCACAGTTGCACACTTGTTGAACCGCGCACACGAAATCCTCAGAGAGTGTCGGGAACTCGTTCGCGAAGACGAACAAGATTCGCTCTCTACAGTACACTTCGAGATCTCCAAACGGCTTACTAGCTGCGCCGGAAAAGCTCGATACAGAACCGGAAAAGTAACGCTCTCGTTTCCCTTCTTCTCTGATCCGGAGAACTTCGAGGAGCACTTCCGCAACACAGTCACACACGAAATCGCGCACATCATTGCTCCGTCTTATCACGAATGGGGAGTACGAAGAAAACCTCACGGTCCAGAATGGGCATCCGCTCACCGAAGATTGGGCGGAACCGGGAAACGTTGCCACTCTATGAAACTCGCGGAAGCTTATCAGTCGAGAAAAGAGAACCGGGTTACTCGACGGGTTTCCGCTCGGGTTGGAGTCGCGTGCCCGAAGTGTGGCGAAAGAATGGCTCTCGGTCCTACGCAGTACAAGCGTTGGCAACGCGGAGAGCGGTATTCGCACAAACGTTGTCCGAACAATAACTTACGAGCGCTGTAGAATTCCTCGGAATTCCTCAAGAAAGGTCTTGGTTCGGTCGATCTTGCCTGTACAATGTGCGGGTAAGATCGAAACGAAACACCGAACAAGAGATAGAACAATGTTTAGCCAAGACCTCAACGAGCAACTTTCCTCCCCTCTCCAAGAGAGCGCTCTCCTTACTTTCCGCAACAGAGGCTATGTCTATAGCGTCTCTGCCGGAATCTCGGTTCAGTTCGCGATTGTGAGCTACAACGAAGAAACGAATCTCGGAGTTTGCAAATCAGAACGCACAGGTCTCTCTAGAGCTTTCCGAGTCAACGGAACCTCGAAGCCCGTTGCATGCCGCAACTACCGCGAAGAGAAAATTATCGACCTCTTCGAAATCGAAACTCTCGCTGTAGACGGAGCAATCGCGGCTGGCATCGGAGAAGAAATCGTCGGGAAATGGATTCTTCCGATTTCCTAAAGAAAGCTCTTGTACCTGCCGATTGACTCTGTATAATCGCGCAGGTACGAGAGAACGAAACCCAAGACCGAACAAGAGATAGAAAAATGAACTCCAAGAAATACTTCCTCCTAGTTGCCAATCACACGAACCTTTTCGGAGGAACCGAGGTTCTCGCGCAAGATCAAGACCTTTCTAAAGTTTGCGCGTCTGCTCGCAAGAACTGCCAAGATTGGAACGCTAAAGGGTACGCGAATTTCGCTCTTGTGATCCGCGCAGCGAAAACTAGTCGAGACAGCTTTGCGACGGTTGACGATATCGCAAACGCAAACCTTTCAGATACGGATTCAAAACTCGCAAACAATATTCTGAACTCCTAATGCAATCTCTAATCAAAGCAGAACCGATCTTCCGAAGTCGCGAGAAAACAGAGGAATCCGTAAAGTTCCTCTCCCGCGAAGATCCGGAATGGACTTACGAACTCCAAGAAACAGAAAATAAACTCGGTCTCGTAACACTCGCTGTTTTTGATGAAGAAAAGATTTTTCTCGGTTTCCTGTAGACTTCGGGCAGAGACCCTGTATAATCGCGCAGGTACAAGAGAACGAAACCCAAGAAGAAAGATAGAACTATGTATCTCAACGTCGAAAGAAACGACCCGTCCCGCAAAGGCCAAAAGGCCAGCGCGGAAATCCTGTTCGGGACTCGCGAGCGCTTTGCTCTCTACGCAGTCCACACGCGAGCGTTACAAGTGCAGTTCTTCGTGAAGGATCGGGAGACCTTCGACGATTACACAGGAGAGCTTGGGCTGATCGTCGCTCAAGATGATGATTGGAAATACGCAGCTCTACCTTGGGACGCGAAAAACGAACTCGGAAACCTGCGAATCCGCCCGTTTAACGGTCGCTGGGACGCATAAACCCGGATTTTTCCGGGAGTTAGGAGAATTTCTCAGAACTCCCGGAAAAATTCTTGCACCCGCAAAGAAGGTTGATACAATCGGGCGCATGAAGAACAAAGCGATAAACAAAGCCTTCCAGCTTTACACTCTGCTTTCTACGCAGACGATTGTTTTTATCCTGAACCAAGTTCTCTAGAAGAAAGATAGAACGATGTACACCAACAACCAACTTCGCCAAGACGCAATCTCTTCTCTTACCCGCCAAGTCAAATCCCTCGGAACCGAGAGAGGAGATATTTCGCGAATCATCTCCCCAGATTCGAGGATGGACGCTCTTCAGATCCCGCAAAGCGAAGCCTCTTCCTACTGGAAAGCTTCGGCGGAGGTTTCGGACCTCTACTTCACGCTTTACACGAGCTTGTTCGCGAACTCGAATCCAAGATCCACTAAATGAAGAAGATCTCCGCAACCCTCTCCGAAATCCTTACCGGAATCCTCCTACTCTGCATCCTGCTCGCCCTTATGCTCTCATAAAGAAATCCAGGAAACACCTAAAGAACTAGGCTCTGTTTGTCGATACCTTGAGTATGAACAAACAGAGCCTAGATTTTTGGAAAGGGTATATCGCGGGTTGCGAATATATCCTAGATCGTTGGGAAGCTCCGCAATCAAGTTCCGATAGTGGAGACCTTACTAATCCATGTGGTGGAGCTAGTAGCGATGAAATGCCTCTCGGACCCTGCGGGCAAAGTTACTGCCGCGTCTGTAGCGTTCCCGTCGATAGCCTCCCCGCTCGTAGGGAAGATTTGTAACGTGTTCGCTCCGTTGTTCCAAACATAGCACTCTCGACCGTTCGCGCCGTTCGGAAGCGTAACAGTATCGTTCGTGTTGGCAACTGTGGTTACGTCATTGACTCCAGAGAGAAGCGCTCCTTGTCCCTGCGTCTGTGTTGTAGATGCGGTGATAGAACCTGTAATGCTGTGTTGCATGAACGCATTAGCGTCCATTACAAGATGTCCTTTGTATTCCGCAGTCCAGATCGTGCCGTCGAACATGTACTCTCTGTTCTCATCGAGCACGTACGCCCGTAGGCTTCCCTCTGTTGGAGTTACGAAGTACCAACCGCTCAGATAGACGGCAACATCGTGTTCGGATCGTGCGCCCCAAGCAGCGCCTGTAGGAGAGGAGGTAAGTATCCAAGCTTGACCGTCCGTAGGAGAAACGGGTTCCGCAGAGATCCGGTCTGTAATAACGAGACGCGAAGAAAATACGTCGAGAAGGGACAGAGCCCCATTTACCGTAATTTCTGCGCCCGTTTGGTACTGCTCAAGAAGCGTGATATTTAGATGTGTTGTAGTAGCCATTTCTAAGTTGCCGTGTAGGTTGTGGGGTTGCCTCTGCCGACGAAGGCGCTCACTTGATAGATAACCACGTAAACCGGATCTCCCGGAGTAAGCCCGTCGGTTGTTTGTTGCGTTGCGGAGTAAATGAGAGTTTGAGTGTCTGCTGGAGAGGGAAGTTCTGCGGTATCTACATCGCTGTTAAAGGTGTTTACTACGCTTCCTCCGGGTCCGTCCAAGATATCGACTTCCCAAACTAACGTAGGTTCAAGAAGAGGGATCGCCATATCGGAGAAGATGCGTACAGGTTCGCGGGTTCTTCGTTGCCACGTAACGAACACATCATCTGCCCCGCTTCGAACATGTCGAAGTAGTCCGGGAGAGAATGGCTTCAGATTCTTTCCCGTGATCGTTCCGGCCAACGGGAGGTAATCATTTACGTTCTGTCCACTTGGAACCACTTTAAATACTCTCGTATCTCCTATCGAGGTTACCGGATACGTGAAGAAAGATAACCCAGGTCCACCCAACCCGATCAAAGTCTCGTCTGCAACGTGAGTACTTACAAAATCTTTCGTATCGTTCAAACCGCGAAGAAGCGTAGATAATTGGTAGATCGTACGTCCGAGACCATCGACCCCGGTGATTGTTGCATTCGCGTATCCAATTATTTCTCCTCCTATGTACGCTCTGTTCAATCCGTTAAGAACTTCTAAGAGAGTCCGGGATTCCAGTTCGCCTTGGACAATGGCAACATCTACAGTAGACACTAGGTCCGGAATCGAAACGTTTGTAACAGGGTCTAAGATTGTCAAAGCGTCCCCGATAAAATCCGCCCCTCGAATTGAGTCTACGAAAGAGAAGTTTACACCTCCGTCGAAAGATTCGTACAGAGCGGATGTTTCTGTAATCCCACTCTCTGTATCTTGCGAGAAGGTTATTAGCAATCCGGGTTGCGAAGTCGCTTGCTCGAAATCAAGGGGCGCTGTCGAAAGAATGTACGGGATTGTTTGCGGCTTGCTAACGAAATCTGTAGGGGACGCCGTAGGGGTATCTACTGCGCAATCTACCGCATCGTAAGTCTCAGTAGTGTTGACCTCTACAGAACCAGAGACAGAAATTAAACCGTTGTCTCCAATATCTACAACCTCCGCGAGAATCTTGAGCGTCGAACCGTCGTCCGTGGTCAACTGTACAATATCATTTTCTTGTGTACGCTTATAGGACGGAGGAAGTTCTGTTTTCGCCCGTTGCCGTGCAGCATGAATAGACCACAATAGACGTTTGTTTATACACCTGGCTTCTGCCCCTGTAAAAACCAAGGGGAGATCTACAAACGAAACGTGAGAGGTTCCCGCATTTATTCGCGTTTCTCGCAAAGAGGATGTTTGGTATTTTCTTTCCGCATCCAGAAAGCTAACTATAAGTTCTTTCGGCGCGGTATTTATGTCCGCATCTTCTATTTCGACGAGTACGGGTTCCTTGTTTCCGCCTACTTCGTACGCTCCTCTATCCTCGTCTGCCACTTCCACAATATCCAAATCTTCTCTGAAACGAAAAACTAACTTGCTATCTCGCTCTTGCGTAAGAATGTTATATGCTAACAGCAAACTTCCTAACGCTCTACCTGCGGGTTGCGCGCCTCGAACCGTCAACCCACGAAAAGAACCTGTGATTCCGGAAACGTCGATATCTCCCGCTCCTAGCCCGGCTCTAGCGCAAAGCTTTGTAATCGCTCCCGCTATAGTCGTAGTGCCCTCCTTGAGTATGAATTCGAGATTTGGAATTCTGTTGCCAAAGGGGTTGAGTTGCAAACCCTGGAATACCGCGTAAGACATATTTCGGAAAGCGGTAGTATTTGCCGCACCGAGTAGAGAAACTAGAAGCGGATCTTCTGTTTGTGTAGAGGTTCCTGTGTAGATCGTAACGTCTTCTACATCGGATGTGGAGAACGGAGGGACGACTTGCGTAATTGTAATTATATCTAGGGAGCCCACATAATTTACGAAGGCGTTGTTTTCAACTGTAAATCTAAACTCCAACACAGAGGGCTGAATTCCGGCTATCCCTTCTATTTTATTCGTTAAGATAATTGTTGTGTTGTTGAGCGGATCCGGATACCCCGATGTAGTAAGCTCTTGTCCGACGATAAACTCCGAGAAATCTACGTCAGGGTCGGTGGAGTAGATCGCGGCAAACCCTAGAAAAGAGGCTCCCGGTTCAAATATCTTCTTAACTTCCATATGCCGATACTTAACGCTAGAAATCCCGTATGTGAATATAGTCGTGCTGGCGAGTTCGGAAAGAACAATATCCTCCACGATCTTATAAATCGTCTGCCCGTCCGCTAGAATCTCTTCTACAGAATCTATTTCGTTTCCGCATATGCCTATCGCAACATGCGCGGAGTATGTCAATACTCCTGCGAATTGAACCGCAATAAGGTCTGTTGCAAAGAGAGCTTGCCCACCCGTAATAGCTTCATCTCCAAGACAGAACGAAACGGGGCCTCCTTCGTCCGAGCTATTAAGTCTAAGGTCCCCAAGTCTCGGGCCTTCCGGGTCCGGGGTAGGAAACAAAGCCGGGTACGTAAGCGTTTGATCTATATACGCGCCCGCAAGTGCAGCAACCGCTTGCACGAAGAGATTTGAACTCGCCGCCGCTAACCCTAGAACTACTGTTGCCATATCGGATGCCTATACACAGAATGAATTCTCAACTTCCAGTTCTCACTAAGTACGGTCTCTACTACTTTCCCTCTTCGCCCTAAGAATTGATTAGCGTGCAGGATGGTAATTTGCTCCCCGGATATTTCGGTAACAACCGCGACATGCTGCGGAATTCTGCGAACAGAGATCCAAAGTAAATCTCCTTCTTCCAAGTGTTCCTTGCTCTTCTCAACAAGCTGCTTCCTTAGCTCCGCTGTATGCGCATCTGGTCTCGGCTGTTTGCTGTAGTTCGGGTTATCGTCGAGCGGATACCCGAGCTTCGCACACGCAACAACGAAGGGGCCTAAGCAGTCGAGACCTACTCCCGGCACCCTTCCTTGGTGCATGAACGGAGTTCCAACGTAGGAACGCAGTTCGGTAACGAAATCTTCGATGCTCATCACGGACCAGCAACAGACGTAGGACTTTTGAGCATTGCTCGGGTTCCGGGAATATCAAAGAAACCACCAAAGTTTATATAGTTGTCGAAGTCGTCCACACACGCTGTTTTTGTTCTCGGGCATCCCGGAAGAATATCGCAAGTATCTCCGGCTTCGATAGCATTCGCAGTAGGAAGAGTCAACTCTAACTCTGTCGCATCACGTTTCTTGATCTCTGAAATCTGACCTACGTTGTTTCCAGTAAGCCAAACAACTTGCCCGAAAACGTAATCATAAGCTTGAGATGTAATATCTGAGGATTGAAAAATAGATCTATCGTCCGTAACTCCGGAAACCGTAGCTCCGGATTCCGTGATCGCAGAAAGATCTACTCCACATCTCGAATCCCCAAGTTCATATCTACAATGCCTTGTGTATGTCTCTCCGACTTCTTGCTGGAGAACAGAAAACTTGCTCTCTAACTCCCAAGCCCAAACCACACCCGTAAATTGTGTTTTAACTACTACGTATTCCTTTGTCTCGTACGGACCCGCCCAAGGGTATTTCCAGTCAATTTGATATTCCGTTATTTCAGCCTTACGGAATAAACCCGCCCGCAAGTCGTTGTTTGTAATATCATCGCTCGTAATCGCCCCTGCAAACGTCTTATCCGAGCCTTTCAAGTTCCCCTCTTTACGTGTTGCTGTAGGGTTCCCTCCTCCAGAGGGTACGTACTCGTCTCCCAAAAACGTAAGTGTATTACTATGGCTCGTGAACCTAAAAATCGTCCCGTCAACCCTAGTAATTTCCCACAAGACAGCAAGGCGGATTTTCTTCTGCTCTAGGAGAGAGGAAGCTCCCCCTTCGATTGTCAGAACCATTACGCTAGTCCCGTGCTAACCGAGAAACCTTCGACGCGCCACACGCCTTCAGTTGTCGAACCGTCCACAAGAACAAACAAGTATCCTGCTCCCGAAGGTACAGGGATGTTTATAACAGAAGGTACGGGCAAAAATACTTTGAACTGTTGCGCAGCCGTATTCAGAACATAGAAATGCGGACCTCCTTCTACCAACGTAGTTGCATCCGGAAGACGAACTTTCTTTCCTCCTCCTATTGCAGTAATAGCCAACACTCTCGGAGAGGTTCGCGTTAGAAACATATCCGCAGAAATAGACTCATTGGTAGAGCCGCCCATAAATTTCTTAAGAGAAAGCATGCCAATACTTCGTACCTCCGGACGTAGCCGAGAGAAGAACAATCGTAGTCGTTAGCGTCCCCAGAGTAAGAATGTTCGTCCCTCCTCCCGGATACGCTTCTAATGTCATTGTGTTAGATGCCGAATCATTGATGATATAGAAGTACGGTCCTCCCGTTGGAAGCGAAGTAGCATCCGGAAGAATCATTGCAAGTCCCGAAGTAGAAGGAGAAACCATTTGCGCCCTTCCTTGGGTAACGGTCATATTCACATCCGCTGCAACGGCTCCGTGATCTATGTGCCCTCCGTAAAAGAACTCGTCTTCTACCTGCACTTCATTACGAACTTCGTAGATAGGAATAGGCGCAGAAACAGCTCCCCCTTCGTAACCTGTAATGGCAACTTGTAGGGAATCGTCTATCTCTTCTCCAAAGTGACACATATTGTCAAACTCGAATCCTGCCGTAACAGAATCCGAAGCAGGGGGAGCCGTTCCAAACGTAACAACACCCGTTGTATAATTTACCGTGTAGTCGGTAGTCTCGGTTTGCAAAACTCCTGCTACCGCTACAACAAGAGTTCCTGAAACGGGCAGAGATATAGGCCGAGAACGTACAAAAGCGGTGCCTACTCCGTACTTTTTTAGAAGTTGAAACTGCGTCTCTGTTCCGTCTCCTACTCCGATCTCAACATCTTCTTTGTCTACCGCGTCTCGCCCATTGGAGGAGGTATTAAAATCAAGATGGTCTTTATAGCGGAACGTATTTGCGGGACCGTCGCGAGCAACCGCGAAATCGACCACGGAATATAGATCGTCGAGACTTCGAACTCCGTACGAAGCATCGAATTTCCAAAGAGGGGTTGACCATCTAGAAACCGCTTCTCTAGTTCCGCTATCCAGACGAACCACGCTTGTCGAAAAGCTCGGGCCTCCTCTTGAACCGTAAGAAATATCTGTTGGAAACTGTATATCGTGAAAGCCCATTATAGTTATCTTCCCGCTGCTTGTTGCTGTTGCGACAGGTCCCGTGCTATCTGTCTTCGAGATCTCCGGAAAGAGTCTGCGTTCGGAGTTCGGACATTGAAATTTATTACCGTGTTCCCGCCTGTTTCTCCCGAACCTACCGCGCTTACTCCTAACCTTCCTTTGCTATCTCTTTCAAGAGGAAGAATCCCTTCCGGTCTACCATCTTCAACCGCTGTTCCTATGTTTCCTCCAGCTAAAGGAAATGCGACGGGGCTAGAAATAACTCCCCCTAGTTGGTGCGGAATTACAGATGCGTTTTGAAATACGTTCCCCTTTAGGGATTCGGTACCTGAAATCACATCGACGGCAGAAGTAACAAAGTCCGAAACACTTTTTTCGACTCTACGAGTAAACAACTCATCGAAGAGGGTCTGTGTGATCGAGCGGAAGAGGCTTTCGAAGATGCCTCCGATCTTCTCGAAGTCAGTAGCCGCGCTGTTAAGCGCTTGTCCTACGCTGCTGCCAACGCGCCTTCCTGTACTTTCTGCCGTATCCGCCAAACGAGCCGCAACCGCGATTAGCGAACTTACCGCTTCGGTCGCCGCAGTCGCAGCGAGAGCGACTCCTGAGAAAATAGAAGGAAGCGGAGCCCCGTTCGAGCCTGCTCCCGTTCCTGCCGCAGCACCGGAAACGGAATCCGTTTTCGCGTCATTTTCACGGTTCAAACGATTCGTTCGGGCGGCTTGATTTATGGCCTGGAATCTTGAGAAATCCTCAAGCCCGAAAGGTTCGGCTGAAGCTAAGAATCCTTCGCGAAAACTCTCCGCTGTTTTCTTTCCTGCGCGCTCCGCAATCTCCGCGAACAACTCGTTCTCAAATAAAGCCGCCCCAATAACTCCGGAGAAATTTAAGCGTCCAAAGGACGCCTTTAGCGTTGCCGTGAAATCTGTTTCAACTACCTCTGTAAATCCGTCCCGAAATTCCTTGTAAATATCTACAGGGTTGAACGCTTCTTCGAACGCTTTATCCAGCCTCCCTACGGACTGCGCGATCGTAATCGGGTTCGAGAAGTCGACTCTCGAAAACGCATCGAACAGCGTTTTTATTCGGTCTACTACCGCGTCTATAGCGAGACCAATACCTGCAAGAGTCTTCAAAAAGAGTTCGGAGAAAACTTCTACGGGGCCTCCAAACGCAGCAAATACTCGCTTAATCGGGTTGAAGATCCTCTCCGCGAATCTATCCGTACGCTCGGCCAAAACTTCCCAAGTTGCCGAGAGAAAATCCCCAAAGGTGAATACTGTACCGTTGACTTCAATAAGGGAATCCCGGAAACTGTATATCGCAGACGCTATCGCCCCGATAGAAACGAGAACGATTCCGAGCGGAGACGCGACGAACCCGATTGCCGCTACAAACGCCCCTACCGCAAACGAAAGTGCGGTAAACGCAGCTATAGTCCCTGCTATCGCCCCTAACCCGATTATCGCCGTCCGCGCTGTTTCTATAGCGGAAATACTCGACGTTATTTGATCGTCCAGCCCAACAAAACTTCTAATCAAGTCCGCAGTAAATCGAATTACGTCTCTAAGCGGACCCGTCGAATTGCGGAACTGCAAGACAACCGCATCCCATACGTTACCAAGAAGAGTAACTTCCGAGCCGAGCGTATCGAAACCTCTCTCTGCTTCTTGATTCAGAGCATTCGTGTTTATGAGTTCGTCACGCGCTTGCCCAAGAGCGTTGTTTACAAGGTCCACGTTCTTCGCCAACGTCGGAAGAACTTTTAGAACCTGCTCCCCTTCTAGACCAAACTCTGAGAGAAACGCCGAAGCTTGTCCCCCTTCTGCCGTAAATTTCTTCAGCGCCTCTAAGAAAATAACCGCGCCGTCCGTCGCATTGTTCGCAAACGCGAACTGAATAGCTTCTCCTGTTCTCCCGGAAACGTCCGCCAAGAGCTTTAAACGCGCTCCTCCTTCGCGTACGGTATTGTCTACGGCTCGGAGCAATCTACCGAAGGAAGACCCGCCAAGCTGCGCAGCAACTCCGAGAGACGAAAGAGACGCTCCTAAAGCAGCCGCTTCCGCAGAGCTAACGGCGAAGATCGCACCTGCCTGCGCAACTCCTGTAGCTGAATCCGCGATTTCCGCTTCGGTAGTTGCGAAGTTATTTCCAAGACGAACGATAACACTTCCGAGTTTATCGACGGATTGGATGTTCTCACCCGTAACGTTTAGAAGACGGGCGAGCGCTGTTGCTGCCGCGTCCCCTTGCAAGTTCGATGCGACTCCAAGCTTCGCAACCGTATCCGTGAACTTGAGTATGTTATCTGTACCTTTAACTCCCAACTGTCCCGCCGCTTGCCCAATGTCAAGAAGCGTTCCTGTTGCAACGGGGATAGCGGTTGAAAGCGCGATAATTTCTGAACCGAAGTCTCGAAGATCCTGCCCCGAAAGATCCGCCGTTTTGCCAACTCCGACAAGTCCCTTCTCAAAGTCGATTATTTCGCTAAGAGCTTTTCGTGCAAGAAGCGTTGCGCTGATTCCCGCGAAGACTTTTGCAATCGTTCCTCCGGCGCGTGAAGCTGTCTTCCCGGCTTTGTCCATAGACCCGTCTAGGAAACCAACGTCTTTGCCAGTTTTTCGAGCAGCCGCTCCCGCACCTTTTGCGGCTGCAATGAATCTACCCGCGCCGTCTCGTGCGCGTTCGGAGCTAATACCTAGTTCTAGGGTTGTCATGTTTTAGGTGCTTCGTTCTTTAGCTCGTTAGACCAAATTCCGTCTACTGCTCTGATAACGTCGAAGTAAAAAATTTTCTCCTCTCCTTCGATGTTATGTATACTCAACCAACTCTCGATTGCTTGTGTGGGTATGCGTCCAGCGATTACGCCCCCCATAGCCCCAAGATACCAAACACGGTCTGCTTCTAATGTGGCTACGGCTTTCCATAGATGTTTGAAGGGCTGATAAACTTCCGGACGCTTCTCTAAGGCTTCTACCTTTTCTCCGCGCCTTTTTATTTTCAGCAGCGTTTTAAGCATTGTGGACTGTCCCCATTGGCGATTCCAATGGAGACAGTCAATTAGTTTTTTACTGCTACTTCAGCTTTCTGTGCAGCGTAGTTGCTGAACGAATTTGCTTGCGAAACGACGAATTTATACATGTCTCGATAAGCCGGGTCTTCGAAAAGCTTGATACCTTCTTCCGGAGTGTACGGACGGATTGAACCGTCTTCGTTGGTAACGTTGCGCCAATCGAGCAGAACACAATTTGCCGTTGCTTCCCGAACAAACTTCTCTTTCATCTCTTCAGATAAATTCGGAGCTTGTCCAGGAATTACAACAAACGGTTCTACAAGATCGGACATAAAGGCATCAAATTTCGGGTTGCCTATGCGTGCAATGCACAATTCGATATCCATAACCCAAGGAATCCATACTCCCTGAATTTCTGCATCCGGATTGGTTGCCAGCCGAGCTAAGTTAGTCATTAGATTTATGCGGCGAAACGAGACCAACCGAGAGTAATAAGCTCGGTAGGATGCAACTTGCCGTTAAAAGTCGCATTCAAAAGAACATCCGTGTTAAGACCCGTAGCATTACGATCCGAGTCTACGATTTTCACGCTCGGAATATCCAAAGCGTAAGCGTTGCCCGCTGCGTCTTCCATAACAACGGCAATGCTCGTATCCGTCCAATTCAAGTGCTTATCCGGAAGAGTGTTGCTCGACAGGTATGCGGTAAAGCTTCCCGAAATGTCAATCGAACCTTTTCCGAGTTCGAACGCTCCGAGCGTTCCGATTTTCAAACGCTCTCGGAGGTTGTTCGTGAGCGTGAAGTTAAACGAAGTAAGGTCGAAAGAGGTTCCTCCTTCGAAGATTCCGACAACGTTATCAATTCCGTTCATAACGGAGGTTGTGGTGGCAGCCGTCGGAGAGCCGTCTCCGATGGTAGAAGTTACGGACACTTCACGCTTGCCGATCATTCCGAACCGCGTAGTAAGAATGCCGTTCGAAGAGATCGCGAGTTCCCAAACATTCGGAGAAAGCCCGTTGTAAGTCGCGAACGTGTTCGAAAGGTCTGTAAACTCTTTTTCGAAGACGGAACTTCCGAGCGTAGTTCCTGCCGTAAGGTGCCCGGAATTTTTAAGGGTTACAGATTCTCCCGCAGCATCCGTTACTACGGTATGGTGAGACAGAATGATCTTGCCCGCTGCAACAGTTTCGCAACGAGCGTACCCGTTGTTCGCAGCCGTTCCCGTGAAGCCTCGAATCTCCATCCACATTCCCTCGGCCCAACCATCCGTAACGAATCCGTTTCCGGAATCGTTAATTGAATTGTCGGTATCGTCCATCGAGTATGTAGTATCCGTATCGTCAATAACCGTCGAGTACGCAGAATCTAAGAACGCATGTTTAATCAACGTATCGTAAGTTCCGTAACTCATCTCTCCGTTGATATCTCCTGCCGCTCGAACACCCGTCCGGATAATATCCGAAGTCGCTCGATCTGCACGAATTTCGTTACTTTTCGTGCTATCGGTAGATTCTTTTAGGGATTCGCTCGTAAAGCGAAGGGTTTGAAGTGTAGGCGGGCCGGAAGGAGTTTCACCGTAGGTTGATTCCTCCACAAAGCGAAGCGCTACGCTATTAGCATCAGCAGCCATAATTTTTTATTTCTCTTAAGTAATTTCGTCGAAGAACCACGGGCAAGTAACGGTAACAATCCACCATTTGCCCTCTCGTCTTCCAGACCCGATATAAGGTGCTCGGTACACAACGCCCGAATCGGTAACCGCCTGGAATGATGTTTTGATAAAGTCTGCTGCTTCTAGCGCTTCCCTATCACCCTTCTCTATGGGCATGAAGATATTAGCCTTGCACACACCCGATGTTCTAAAAGTTCCTCCTGCTCCTTCTCCTTGCTGAACTTTTGTTCTTGCTCCTTCGATAACAGACCATTGCAGCCAAAGAGAATCTTCCGGAACGTCGATTGTCCGATTATCGTATACAACTAGATACCCGTTCGGAACGGCTACCTGCGTATCGAACCGCGCTCTATGCACGTTATGTAGTGTTTCGAAACTCATGGAAATATCGTTATCAGTTCTTCTACAGACACGGAAACCATTCCTTGCGGAGCTTGCGAAGAAGACCCTTCTTCCAAGTAAATTATGTAGAAAACGTTGTTCGAAATATAAACCGTTGTGTAGGGCTGCAACGTTGCAAGAGCGTCAAGCGCTTGCGAGATGTGGTCTTCAGTTCTTGTTTCTTCCGTAGCAGGAGAACCTATCGTTACGTGCCATCCGCCCCGCGCCCGTCCACCTAAAATTTGATTTGCTCTCGGGCTTCCGTCCGCATTCAACTGCGGTCTACGTACCGGAGTCTTGTCCACAATCAAACGCAAAGCTTCGAGAACAATGCGCCTGTGCAGACGAACCAGTTCCGTAACAGGGAGCTTTGCGGCTTCCTGTGCAAGACCTCTCGCAAATTGTTCTGCGTTACTTCCCATTACCGACGGATTTGAAGGCTGTACATTGCGATTTGTTCGCCCGAGTAAACAAGTCCGATCTCTTCCACCGTCCACACTTCGCAATCAATAAGAGTTCGTTGTCCTTTGTGCGGGGTAAACTCCAACTCAATCGCTGGAAGAAAAATCCTCGCGTCTCCTTCTTTGATTACCTCTCCATCAATGAATTTCTCTGCGTACTCTTGAGGAGGGGTGCAATGATGCGTCTTCGTCCGCGTGTAGTTTAGAACCGCGTTACCCGTCGAAGGGCTGAACGTTTCATCTCGCAAGAAGAACTGCACTTCCTTGCCAAGTTCGTTTGTTAGGTCCAGCGACTCCGCAAGAAAGTCCGTATCCAAGTCGGTAAACGTAGAAGAAAACACGGTTGGAATATCGTTTCCCGAAAGCGCAAGCTCGTACAAAGCGATCTGCTCCCCGGAATACAAATACTTCACGTCCACAACCGAGAACACACACGGAGTTTCTACTTGTGTTCCCGGAGAAGAGTACGTATTCACAGTTACAGTTGCTCCTGCGCTTGGAGACCACAAAGAGAAATCGTTCGGATCCGCGAAGAACTCTGCGCCCAATCCGTTCTGCACTCCTGCTCCCCAAAGAGTGTTAGCAACTACGGTTGTTCTAACTCCTGAAGAAGACCACGGAAACACGTACCATCTCTGTGAAACTGCGTCCCCTGCATTATCCGTGAGTGTTAGCGTTAGCTTCCACCATTCGGAGTTGACGTTTTCAACAAGAACGTTCGAACTCGAATACGGACCTCCATTGAACGTAGCCACTCCCGAAATCGTTCCTGCGTACTCATCGAAAATAGCTTGGAAGCGTTCTGTTACAACTTCGCCTACATCTCTCAGAGACGGGCGTAAGTACAAACGATCTGTGCTATCCGCGAATTTCTTTCGTACGTACAAAACGCAATCCCACTCTTCCGCCACAGAGGATGTAATCGCGGTTATCTTGTTGATAGATTCTCCGGAGTTCACGATACCGAATAACGTATCTGCGTCAATCGGAGCCGATAGCTTCTTATCTACGTGAACTGTTTGGCCTCTGAACGGTTGGAGCGCTGCGTTCAATGCGGGCATAAACACGCGAGTATTCGCACCCGAGAACGTATCGCGATAATTCTCCGGAGGAGATACATCCACGGAGATTTCAGTCTCCGTCCCTTCCGTAACATCTCCCGTAGCCGGGTTGTAAACATCCGCTCCAGGGACAACGAACGTTACGGATTTTCCGCTCTCTTCGACGAGTTCGAGCGCTGCTTCTGTCAAGTCTCCGTCTAGCTCTGAAGTATTTACTCCGGGTGTCGGAGCTTCTCCTCCCCGGAGTAAAAGATCGTACGCGCCGATAAGCTCTCCTGTGTAGATCTTGCCTATCTTCTCGATATACCAAGTCGAACTATCAAACGTAACCTTCATTCCTTCGACCGGGGTGAAGGATACTCCGGAGGCGGCTGCGATTAGGCGAACGTCTCCTAATTTAAGGTTCGAGCGCTCAAACGCGAGACCTCCTGCAAAGCGAAGTTCGAACGTCAACGGAGGAGAGCAATCAACAACGTGTTCCGTAGGAGCGGGTCTCGGAGGAGAATACTCCCCTACTTCCGGAGCGTATATTCCTCCCGCAAACTCTTCAAAAAACGTAACTTGCTTTCCAAGATCTTGCAGAAGAGCAAGAGTTTCCGGGATCAAGTCTACATCAAGATCGGTGCTCGTAAGAATACGATTTGCACAAGTAGTGAGCGTTGCGAGAAGCTCTGTATGCGCGTCTATCGAAGCAGAGAATCCTGCGTTTCCTGTGATCGTTAAAGTAGCTTCGATCTCTTCGTACGCTTCTATGAGCGCTTGTGCTTGCCACATCGCACGAAGAGTAACCGAAAGAGTCTTCTGCGCGTCCACGCTAGCCGAAAGACGCGCCAACAGAGAAAGAACAGAGGAGAGCGAACCGCTTGCTTCTATAAGCGCGCCCAAGCGAGCGAGCGTGTCGAGCGTTATGATTATCTCGCTCTCTGCTGAAATCTCCGCAGATAGTTGCGTCTCTGCGGAGAGAACGGCGAGAAAAGAAGTTTCCGCGTCTATCGCAGCTTGAGCGTAGTAATAGAAATCCGCGTTCGCGTCTATCGTGCTCTCTTGGTTCAGAGTTGCCGAAGCTCTGTAGAACCGCGCCATAGTAGAAGACAGAGACGATTCTCCAGAAATCTCAGCAGAGATCGGTGCGATCGTATCGTAATTGAACGCGCCCATTTCCCAACCAAGACCATCGTTGTCGTGCTCGACCTCTAGAAAGTCTTCTGGAGTTCCTTCATACCAAGATCCGCTAAGGTCTGTTCCAGCGTCGATAGCTGGAGAACCCAAAGCCAAAGAGAAATCTCCGTTTACCGCGTCTTCTAAAACGTCGGACCAAAGCTTATTTATCAGAGAACCTGTTCCCGTTGCCGTAGCATCAGAGGAAAGATTGTACGTGAACGCTGAAGGTGTTGCAGTTAGGTCGTAGTCCGACACTTGCGAAATAACTATGATGTTGTTGTGCGCTGTTGTGTTTCCGCCTGTCACCATTCCGACGCCTTGAGGCGGAACAAAGATAGGCGTTTCGTTGTTCTGTGAAATGCCGTAGACCGTGCAGTTAAACACCTCTACATCTCCGGCACTACCTCCCGTAGTCGCATCTAGGTCGAACCCGTAACGGGGACCAATCGCAGCCGTTGTGCGATTGTTCGAACCTTTCAAAAGACAACTTGAAATCTGAACCGTCTGCCCGGAAGGAATGCCGCTCGAAGTAAACACAATCGCGTTGCTTGCATTGCTTCCTTGGGAATGCTCCAAGAAAACCCCGTTCATCCAGGATGCCCGATCAAAACGAACAACTCTTAGAGTAGTGGAGACGTTCTGATCCATATGCAGCGCGATCCCTGGACCTATTCGGAAGTGCGCCTCACGTACGCGAATCACACCGGAGCCGCCCGTATTCCGAAGCTTCGCTCCTGTCCCGTCTGTCGGATCGTAGTACGCTCCGGAAGCGGCTCGTAACCACCGGTATTGAGTAGCACTCGTTACCGTTCCCGCTCCTACTTCATTTAGATAAAGAAGTGCGGTACTTACTATCGAGTCGTAGAGTTCTCCGATGTAAATGATACCGTCACCGTCTGCACCTCCGGTTGTAAGGTCTTCGCCATCATGCGCGACCTTCCAAGCGGAAACCGTAGCGTAGTCCTTACTCGCTCCGATGCTTTCGATGATAGTTTCTACGGCCATATTACAGCGTGTCTACAATTGCAGATAGCTCCGAAAGTTTCGCAGCATTCGTTATCTCGTTGTCTTCATCCGGGAGGAGGTAGAGAAGATGTTGCGTAGCTTGCCCGGATTTTTCTTTTCTTATGTATTTGAATCCGTCAAGTGTACGCAACATCCTCTCTCGTACTGTGTACGGTCCTGCCCCGTTAGGCTTGAACTTTACCGCGTAGATCCAATCGCGAATTTGAAAAGGAGCGGTCTGCACACCTAGTTGATTAGCGAACGAAACTCCGTCGTTTGCCGTAGAAGAGACGTTCGCGATATCCGCGTATGTCTCCAAGAAATCCACGGAGCTAATCATCCGTCTCTTAATTGCTGCGCTCTTTTGTCCTGGAGCGTGAATGTAAAAAGGAGTGTTGATTCCCCCTTCTTTCATTGAGAATTTGAAGTTCGCGGGGTCCTGTCCAGGAAGAACAACCGTAGGAGGAGTGCCGTTGTCGCTCCACAAGAAGACGTAAGTTGTATTCAAATCTACAGCGCTGAGAATCTCCCCAATCATCGTATCCATTGCGATAATGGACGCTTCGAATTTTTCCCGTTCAGTTGTAGGGACGGGCCATGCGAACGGTAGCAAGTACGCAGGCGGAATGTGCTGCGGATTGTGCGCAGCCATGAACCACATTTGCGCAAACTTAGGCTCCTGTGCATTACTCCACCAAAGTTTGGCTTCGTCTCCTTGGATCTCCGTCATATAGCCAGAGCTGTCGACGAACTCGATTCCGTTGTCTACGCGATTCCAAGTGAAGTAATCTCCGAGCATCCCACTTCCGTCAACTAACATGATTGCTGGATTGTGCAAGCTTGTTGCGGAGAACCAATCGAATCCTCCAACCACTCCCGGTGCGGGAGGATCTTGAACATTCAAGTGCCATTTACCGAAGTGCGCTGTTTGGTATCCCGCTCCCTTGAGAAGAGTAGCTTTCGTTTGTACTCCAGGAGGAAAACTAGTCGAACTCAAGGGGCCTACAAAATGTCCAATATCGAAATCCGATGAGTACCTCCCCGCTAAACTCGAAGCCCTAGACGCGCTGCAAACAGGAGCAGTTACGTACGAAATCGGGAAGTCGAACGATACTGCTATCAGAGCGTCAATATTCGGAGTAGGAACGGAAGCCAGATCCGCGTATCCAACATCATCCATGCAGAATTCTAGAATATTCGGTTTGAGTTCGAGAGCTTCTAGCTTTTCTGGACGCGAACTCTCTTGTGTTTGCAAGAGCGCGAGAAGTGCGATTGTGAAGAACATTAGTTTGCGTTAAAGTTTACGTCTAGCTCGCCCACTGCGAACTCGGCAGTAATGCCAGAAGTAACCGACTGCGAAAGACCGTCTTTCCAGCCGAGAAGGTTTCCGCCCGAAGATGCGTCAAACAAACCAACGGCTACCACAGTTCCCCAAGTACCCGTTGCGGTTGTAAACGTAATCGCGTTCAGGTTGTCAATAAGCCCAGCAGACGTTGCGGCATTCCAATCAGCCGCAGCCGTTGAAACCCGAGCGTATGAACCTCCTGTTACTTCTGTTCCACCTCCCGTATCCGAAGGCGTAACTGTGAACAGAGCCACGTAAATATTCGTCGGTGCCGTGTAAGTTGCTTTTCCGAATACATGATCGGCAATCGCGTTGCCAAGATAATTAGTAATGCCAGCCATAGCTTTAAGCTCTCCTTACCGATCCGCGAGCGTGTAGAAACGAACGAACCAAGTCGTGTACAAGTGTGTATGTTTTGTACGTCGGCTTTGACCCGATGTACGTTACGGATGTTTTAAGCGGCCCGACGCCTTTACTCTCGGACGAAATACCGGAATTTTTCGCTGCTACGTCGGGTCTAAGAGTGTCTGTTAAGCTTATTAGCGCGAGAATAGAAACCGCGTCGATAAGTTCTTGGGGGATTTCGTCTGCCGCAATATAGATTCCGTCCGAATCCTCTACGAAGGATCTCGGCCACAACAAAGGCTGTAGCGAATTTACTTTTCTCCCTTGCCAACGCGCTTTGTATCGCGCATCCAAGTATTGCGTTGCTTTACGCAACGCTTCTTGTTTGTCCGCGTCTGCAAGAGCAGACCATGCGGAAGGGTTTCCATAATTTTCGTGGTACTGATCTGCTTGCGCAATTGTAGCGTACGAGTTTGCACCCGTAATTACTGAACCAGTTTCTACAACGAATGTTGCGGCCATTTCCTAACCTACTTGAGCTTAAAGCCCGTAGTTCGCGAACCTTGTTCCGGAGTCTGTGATTCTGGAGAGTCTTCTCCTCCAGAAATTACAATCGGTTCGTGAGTTTTCTCACTTACACGTTCAAGCTCTCCGTAAATAGCGCTGTACTTGTCGAGATCTTTCCCGGCAATACACATCTTCGCGCCGTCTTTCTTACGAATTACTGTAACCGTATCGTGCTTCTGCGTTTTATGGCCTCCGGCCTTGAGAAACTCTTGTTGTTGTCTCGAATCGAGCGGAGTGAACTGATTTGCTTTCTGCATTTTTGTCCTTCTTGTTTCTTTGTTAGTTGTTAGAGGGGAGATAGCATCCGTAAAAACACTATCTCCCCAAACACTCGGCTATTAGCCAAGCACCCGAGCGGCCAATTCCGGACGAACCAGTTTCGAGCCCCACAGAATGTCAAATTCCCACACAACTTGTTTATGTTGACGGGAAACCTCAAGTCGCAAGATCAATCCGGTAACGGGATCTTGCATAGATTGGATTTTGGAACCGAGTTCCAGATCCGTAGAAGCAACGGCAAGGGGACGAGTAGCGTAAGCCATAGCGTCCCGGTGCATAACCATGTTTACAACATGCGTTGCGGTCAAGGTCATAACTTCATTGTCCGCAACCGCTGCTACTAGAGCAGGGTAGAAAGACAAACCAGTAATAGCGTTCGACGCTGCGGTATAAACGCCCGTGGTCACATCTCCCGCACCGCTGTACTCCGCGCTCGAAGTATTCTCAATCACGCAGTACGTTTGAGAATGTCCAGCGAAAGAGATAACGTCTCCAAGAACGATAGTTCCCGTGAGCGAAGTTTCGTCGATGTTGACAGAGCTAGCACCGATTGCGTAACCCGCACCGTTGTTGACGTTCGCGGCTGCAATGGTGCCGTTGTCCAGAGTTCCCGCCGTATGCGTCAAAACCGCATCGTCGCTCATCCAGTCAATACCGTACTTTCGCCCGATTTCGCCTTCGATTTTCACCATCGAAGACATAGTTTTCTCGGCATCGGCAAAGGGAGAAAGCTCAAGTGCGTTCGCCTCTGCGTCGAAGTCGAGAATACCGCGCCGATCTGTTTTCGGTGCCAGTTGTTGACTCAAGAGCTTTCGACCTTGAGTAGCTGCGGCAACCGTAGTAGCAAACGGAGTAGTTCCGGCAGTTCCGGTTGCGCCGAAAACGCCGTTCGACAGGTTGCGGTAGTTGTTGTGAATATCTACGTTCACATCATTCGCAAGACTCTTGAGAGCTTCGCTCATTTGCATAGGCAAGAAGTGCTTGTTCTTGTCAATCTGCGTAAGCTCGTTATCCGTAAGATGGATCGGATCGTTTTGCTTCCACTTGTTCAACTGAAGCTGAACAAGTCCCGGAGTCGAACCCGAGGAAGCAGGAGGAGTATTACTCGGAGTAACGTCAATCGTCGAAACCGCAGTCGGCACCGGGATATCAATCGTGTTTCCGAATTCTTTGGCTTCCGTTGAATAGGAGCCGTTGACAACGCGAGGCATAATCGCTTTCTCTCGAAGCGTCCCGAGTCCCCGCGCAAGGATTTTGGGTAGAATACTAGTGAGTGTGTTTGCCACTTTGGTTTTCCTTTGGATTTAGTGGGCAATAGATCTTGTTTTCGAAACCGTCCCGGTTTAGTTGCGCGTCCCGCGCTGCGTGCTATCTAAGTTCTATCTAGTCAACTACAACGGCTTCGCCCGTCGCAATTTTTTCAAAGTTATTGTTAATCGCTTCTTGGTCCCCGCGAGAAATCTTCAAGACTCCTCCAGACGTTTGCAGCGTCCCGCCGCCCGTTTCTGTTGTGCGAGTTCCCGTTCCGCCTTTAGCAACTCCTGTAAACGCAACCTGATAATCCGGCTGCTCTTTGATTTCTTTTACTAGTTGGTCGATGGTCATAGGAGAGCCGTTCGAGTCTCCTACTCGTTCGTTTCCATCGGGACCGACTACCTTAACGACGAGATCTCCCGTATCTGTTTCGCGCATTTGAACGGAGTTTTGCAGCGCAGGAACCAACAGGGTCGGGCTTCCTTTCTCTGCAAGAATCGCTTTCGTAAGTGCGTCCGTCTTCAAAAGCTTTTCAAGTTGTCCGGTTAGCTTCGTTGTACGCTGTTGCTCGATCTCCTTCTCTTTTTGGAACTGAGAAGTAAGCTCTTTCTTCAACGCTTCCCGCGCTTCCTCGATGCTCTTCGTCGGATCGTGGCTTTCGTAAACACTCTTTTTGGCGAGTGCTGCTTTAGCTTCGTCAAGGTCGATACCCTCGAACTTCTTTAGAGCTTGAGCGTTGCGCGTAGCGTTTCCGCGTTCCGTCTCAAGAGCCGACTTCAGAGCTTTGACGTTTTCAAACGCCCAACCATCCGAGCCCTCTACCTTGAGTTGATACGTTCCGTTTTCCAACGGCTCATACTCTCCCTGCATAACTTCGTGTAGACCTTCGAAGGCTTCTTTTGTAATGTGTCCAAGTGCCATTTCTAATTCCTAAGCTTCCCGCTTGTATAAGTGTTTGCGAAGTTTCCTACTTCGATTTTTGTGTTTCTATCTTCTTTGACTTGTCATACCCGGCAAGCCAATGTGCTTTTAGTAGTGGTTTCTGCTTCTCCGACTCTGTTCTCGGCCTTCCTTCGGTAGCAGCGTCGAACCCGTCTTCGAAGGCAATCATTGCCGCATCGAATTCAATTCCTTCGAGCTTGATTTTCATTTGGCTAAGTCCTTCAGGAATTGGGGAATAAATGTCTCTCCGGTAACAGCATCTTCGTGTGCCTTTAGAAGCTGCTTTGAATATTCCTCCACCCAAGGATTTCCCTTTGAACCTTGTGTATTCAAAACCCCCCAAGCTTCTGCAAAACCCTCTTCGGAATTAGTAAGTCCGTACTGCGAAAGCTGATTTTGCGTAGGAGGGTTATTTCGAATCCATCCTTTCACTTGCGTTCGCGTAGCTCTATTCATCGTAAAGCTATAAACGTGTCCGAGTTCGTGGTGCGCTACACTCTGAATCGTCCCGCTCGCTAAGAAATTAGTATCTACCGCATGTTTTAGCATTTCTTTCGTCTTAGCCAGTTTCGTAGCCCCGAAGTAGCGGGAACTAAACTCAAGGTCTATTCGGTCCGTCAACCCTGTTTGAGTGTTGGTCATAAACCTAGCTCTCGCGGGGTTGCCCTTTCTAAGAGTTGGAAAATTAAGGTTTGTAATCTGCTGCGCAGATTTCGGAACATCTCCGGCAAACTTCTCTAGTGCTGTGAAGATGTTTGCTATAGCTGTTGTGTTTTTTCCTTTTAGCCTGTTGATCCTAAGAGCCGGATAAATCTCCTTCAACTTCGCAGCTTGTTCTTCAAGAGGGAGCGGTTTCCCCTTCGCACTAAGAAACGTTTTCGAGATAGGCGGCTCCACAGTCGCACCCCGAACAGGAATCGCAGGAGCTTCCTTCGGAACCGTTTTCCTCGGAACAACCTTCGGTTTCCTCGGCTTCGTTTTCCCGTCTTTCCTCGGAACAACACGCGGCTTCTTCGGAAGAGGCTTCAGCCCGTCGCGCTTGCGAAGTTGTCCAAGAGTGAACGGCTTGTTTCCAGCACTCGTAAACTTCTTGAGCGGAGTTCCTTTTCGGAACAAGTCTGCTTTTCCTTTGCCGAGGATTCTATTTTGATCTGCAACAGACTGTCTCTTGAGCCAATCTTCGTACGTTGTTTTCGCGGGAACTTGTCCGTTCAAACCCGCTCGCGTACTTTCCGGAACGTCTTTCAGTCCCTTGAACCCGAGTTCCTCGAAGCTCTTTAGAACGGGAGTAGTTGTCGAACGGCAGTTCGGGTGCATCGCAGGTCTTGGTCCGCTCCCCACTCGGAAAATCTGTCCGTCAAGCGCTCCGCAAATAATGCTTGTGACAGAATCCAGTGTTGCCAAGTAGCGAACCCCTTTCACCATATCATCGTTCGCTTTATACGTCTCTTCGCGAGCGTGTGAAGACGTATGCGTTACCGCAGTTTGCACAATCGTCTTCACTTGGTTTCGCGAAGTGTTCGTAGCGCGAAGAGCGGCCTTCGTGATTTGGTCTGTGGATTGACCTTCGGCAAGTCCAACGTTTACCGCAGAAACTACCTTCGTCTGTAGAGACTTGCTCAACGTATTGAAGTGATCTCGAATATGTTGTCCGCGCATAGGACGCGCAGTAACAATAGACTTCAGAAGCGCTGCGGGAGGCTGGCTAACGTCTATGATCGCGGGAAGTTTGTTTCGCAATCCGGCCTGTACGGTTTCAGCTTCCGAAGATGCGAAATCGGTAAGCGAATCCACAAGTCGAGCCCGAGCATCGCTCATCTTCGTATTCGTTATCTTGCTGATTTGCTTAACCAAGTTTGCTAGTTTCTGGGTGCTTTGTACGTTTCGCCCAACACCTTTCACAGTCGTTGCGGCCATAGTCGAAGCTACTTTTGCGATTAGTGCGGGGTACAGTTCCTTGTTTAGAAAGGCGAGTAATCGCCGTACTTCTCCGTCTGAATATCTCTGCATAAAGACGAGATGCCGAATTGCTTCGTCTTGTAGATCGAAGTTTGCATTACGAAATACCATCTTCGGTCTAGTCTTCGTCTTCGGTCTCGGTCTCTTCTTCGTCTTCGTCGCCAATACCAAGAAGAGCATTCATTTCAGAAGCAGAGTTCTCTTTCTCACTCTCCGTTTTTGCAATGATCGCATCTATATCCGCATCTTCCGAAATGCGTTGCCTCTTCTTGAGTTCCGCAAGGTACGTTTCTTGGTCGATATCCTTGTTCTTACGCGCAAAGTTCAGGTCTTTAACTTCCTCGGCTGCACGGCTCAACGCGCCGAAATCATCGTAGATTTCTACCTTTACGTCTTCGTCTAGTTCTTCCTCTACCCATTTCGCGGCGATCTTCAGAGCGGAAAGAAGCGCACCTTCCGTAGCTCGCACCCAACGCTTTGCATCCGAAGTTGTTTTCTGAGAGTCGATCTCTTGACCCTTCGCGGTTTGCTTGGCAACCTTTTCGACGAACGGCTCCATTCCGAGAGAGACCATTTGCATCTCAATCTTGTCGATGTTCTTCGTTCCGCTGCTTATCGCTGTTCCGTTGTGCTCAACATACGAAACTTTCGCTTGTGGGTTCGTTGTAGAGATCATTCTACGCGGCCCGATCTCTACTCCTTCGTCTACTTGCTCTTCCTCGAATCCTGCCGCGAACAACATCGGAATAGAAGTATAGTGCAGAATGTTTTGGTGATCTGAGTCACATTGCGCGTGTTTCAGGTTCAGTTCTGCAAGTTTCCACAACGGAGGTTCTCCGACAAGTAAGCCTACTTGGTTCGTGTAAAGCGTAACTAGGTTGCAGCCTACGAAGTCGTGTGTGCGCTCCTCTTCTTCTGGGAGAAACTCCTCTTCTCCTGCTGCTCTCTTGTGAAGTTGCATCGTTCCTTTCGGAACATCCACTCCTAGAGCCTTCGCTCGTTCTATGTCCGATTCGTACACGAACGTAACTACGCGAATGTAATCTGCGGGAACTCTGCCGTACTTTCCTTTTGCCTCTTCTCGCTCTTCGAGAATACGGACGCTCGTTATTTCCAAGCCTCCGTTAATAGCCTCGCGATACGTCCATCCGATTAAGTTTGCGGCAGGAAGATGCGTAAAGTACGGACGTACTTCGTTCTCTAGCTCCTGCCGTAAGTTCAGTTCGCGTCCAAACTCCGGGAAATCAACAAGAAGGTGCGTAATCCCTCGATCTACGGCATCTTCGTATAGGTTCTCTGCAAACTTAGAAAGCGTTGTTCCTTGTCTGTCCGCGTCTTTCTCAATCGGTGCAAGACGTTCCGACAAGTTTCCTTTTACTGTGACTGCTTTACTGAAGGGTTGCGCAACCGCTGTTGCGATCGCGCTGTCGTAAGCCATAAACAGATAGGATCGCGAAACACGGTCGGTGTACGCTTGCTGCGTCTCCATGTCCATTCTAGGAAGCCATTGCTGCGATTCGTTGCGCAACTCTTGCGTTCCTCCTTTGCGGAGCATGTCCAGCAGGGGCCAACGCTTCGCCATATGTTGATACGCTGCGGAGAGAACGTCTACACGGTCTGCTTCTTTGCTAGTTAGCGTTCCCTCTGTTCGTTTCGGGAGTGTGCTCCCGGGTGTTACTTCTAAACTCATCGTGAGTACTTCCACCCAAGAAGACCTATGAAACATGCCGCGTAAAACGGCATCGCTGTACTAATGCCTTCAACTCTCCAGTACAATTCCGGAATTTCGAAAAGATACCCTGCAAAAGAAGCAGCCGCGAACATCATCGCTGCGATTCCTGCCCCTCTCGTTTTAATATCCATTGAACGGATAAGGCTCGCTCCTGAAAGAAGCAAAAAGCACAGAAGAGTTCCTATACTTGGCTCTCCCGGAACCTCTGTCATTTTCTGTTGATATGTATCAGAAAGAAGAAGAGCGCTGTTCCCTATCTTCGCGGCAAGAGCCGTGTAGCCAACGAGTAGAATAGTTAGAGATGCTGTCGCGTTGGACGCTCCACGAAGTCTGTGGGACGTTTGCGAAGCTAGCTGCGTTGAAATTCCGAGCAGGATGAACCCAACCGCAGCTAGAGGTTTCACGCTCGCTGTTTCTGGAAAGGGCGAGCGTAAAATCTCTAAGTCCAGAACCCAACCTCCAAGCAAGACAGCCGCACCTAAAATCGCTACTAGATATCCCATTACTTAGCTAAGACGAGAGAAATCAACGCTCCGATAACCGCAAGAAGTGCGGACGCAACTCCTCCGTAAACCAACCTCTGCACGGGAAGAAACTCTAATCGAGTAACTAAATCTTCTCGTAGCTCTCTACGAATCTCTTTGACCTCTCGCGAAACCGTCCCCATTTCGGAAGAGAGTCCTACTAGCAAGTCGTGGTCTGATTGGTCTACCAAGGGAAACATCGTTTCTTATCTAAGCTGCCGTAAGGGTAGCGGGTTTTTTGTGAGCAATAGTGTTCGCTTTGAGAATGTCCGTAGCGGCTCCGATAATGTCGATCTTTCCCTTTGCGGGATTGAGTTTCTTTACCGCGTCTTTGATTAGCTTTCTCCGCGTACCAGAGAACGTGAACGCAAGTGTTGTATTCAACGCGGCTGCTGCGGCTCCTCCTGCTGCGGGATGAATACTTCCGATCATTGCAACCCAAGGTGCGCCTTTTTCTTGGACGATGCGCGTCTCTACGGCTTCAACAGCTTTCTGCGCTTGGTCGAACTCCGCTTGTTGTGTCGCGTATGCAGAAGGAGGAGCGCCCGTTTCTTTTGCTTCCGTCAACGCTGCGAGTTTTGCATCTCGAATCTGTGTGGCTTGCGCGTACTCGCTAGCAAGCGTCGGGTTCGTCGCTACTTCCGCGTCTACAACGCTTCGTACCCATTGGCAACTGCCGAGAATTGTCAATGCCAGAACCGCAGACCATTTCAGAGTTTCGATTAGTGTTTTCATTTTTGCCAAACCTTGCCGTTCTTATAGACGGGCGCTCCGTGTGTATCGTTGTCTTCCCAAATAAACTTGTCTACGGGAGCTTGTCCCGGCCTGTTCCAATGCGCGGCTTGTCCGCTCTTTCCAGCGAGGATATTGTTCCCTCTACACTCAATGGTTTTAGTTCCGTCGAGAACTAAAACAGCGTCACTTCCGGCAACAGCTTTATTTTGGTGAAGAATATTGCGCGAAATTTCAACGTACTCGTTTCGTTCCGCAACCTTGTTTGACTTCCAGATAGCAGCAAGACCGTTGCCGATGATTCCCTCTTTCGCTTGCGCTTTGATCGCTTGCGCAAGGCCCGGATACTTAACCATTCCCGCGTACGTTTGATCGAAACCCTGCGTAATGTAGTTCTCGATAAAGTGAACGTCCCCAAGATGCCTACCCGCAACGGTTAACGTGCTCCCGCCTCTTCGAGCGTCTTTTAGGGAAATTCCGGTATCCGCAATAACGTTCCCTTGAACCGTGATCGTTCCTTGTCCTGCCGGAAGTCCTGAAACACCTTCCGTGTTCCTCGAAACGAACTGGCAAAACGTTCTCCCCATTCGCGTGCAAGTAACATCCTTGACTAAGAAATCTCCTAGCAAGTTGTGCGAGTACAAGAAGTGTTCTTCTTCGCATCCGTGATATTGCCCTCCGATAATCTGCCAATTTGCCGCGAAGTTTAGAAGGAAGATCCACTTGCTTCGCGGTCCTGAATCCGTCGCATGGTCGAACTGTCCAACGCTGTAGCAGTTGAAGAAGTTCCAACTGTCGTTCGGCGCAACGTTAGGTCCACGCTCGACGCACATAACGCCCGCGCCCGATTGGCAAAGTTCGATGCCGATGTTATGGAGAGAAACACCGTTCGTTCCCGGCATAACTGTTAGCGTGTAGCCTCCGCTGTAACTCGGACGCTGGATTCGTGCGGGTTTGCCTTCGAACGGAACAATGTCTACGTGCGAAGCGAAGAATTCAGAAGGAAAGGTCTTCGTGAATTCACAGAATCCGTCAATCGCGATAGTCGAGTTTCCGGGACCCGTTTTCGCAGCTTGGATTGCTTTGCCGAGCGCGTTTCCTCCCGTGTAGAAGACTTCCGAGCCTTTGAAGACTCTACGTCCTTTGACGATGTACGCAGGTTGTCCCGGAGGAATCGTAACGATAGGCGGAACCGGATCGGGATCAGGGTCGGGATCGGGAACAGGGTCGGGATCGGGAACCGGAACAGGATCGTTGTGCATACCAACTACTTTGTGCTCGCGAACGCGATCGAAGCGTAAATCTTGGTACTGCGAAAGCAAATCCGCGAAGTTGTCTACAACGTCTCCAAGACTCTTGCTGCGCATATCCGCAGCAAGTTCTTTGAGCAAGTAAAGGTGCTCGCCTTTCGACAAGGTTCCGAGTGCGTCTACGAACTCTTGAAACTTCGTGAGTTGCTTTTCTTCTTCTGAAAGAAGAGTGTCGAGTTCTGCGGCAACGTGTCGAAGCGCGCCTTTTAGTTCGGATTGTCTCGGGATTGTGTTACTCATTGGGATTTGCCTTCATTTCTTCGGAATTCGCTATGGAAATATCTACACCTACTGCCGTACCGCCTTCAGTTTTCAAAACACACTCGCAATTGACCGTTGCTAACGGACCTACTTTCTTGACTTCGAGTTTTATGGCCGTATCAAGAGATCCTTTCGGAGTCTCTGTCGGACGGATAGCTAAGACCAAGCCATCTTCTAGATCGAATTCGAAGAGTTTGCTACTCATTGGGATTTGCCTTCATTTCTTCGGGGTTGACAATCGAACAATTTTCTTTCAGCTACGATCTCTTTTACTGCGGGCGAATTCGGGTTGTACTTACTCATTCCGTCTTCACCTTTTCTTCTTGTTCAATTCTGCTCTTCGCCAACTTCGCATAAACGCTGTTGCGTTCGATGCCAACGAAGTGCAGACCTTCTTGTTTACAAACTACTCCAGTTGTTCCGCTGCCCATAAACGGGTCTAGAACAATCGTTCCGCTCGGCATCGTTACGAGCCGCAGAAGATGCCTCATTAGCTCTTGAGGTTTTACCGTCGGGTGCGCGTTCCAATATCCTCGATCTTTGTTCGATGCTTTTGCGCAGTAGAAGAATCTAGACGCTCCTCCGGAATCCCCGTGCCATTTACCCACTAGCGTTCCGTTCTGTCCTTTCTCTCCTCCGAATTTGTGTCCCCCTACAATCCCTGTTCTCGGTCCGCTGCCTTTTGTTATTCCGCTCTGCGCATCCAACTGCGCACCCGCCTCTTCATCCAGAACAACATTCGCGGGCCATCTTCCGGACGTTACCTCTTCCGTTCCTACTCGACACGCTTCGATGTTCAAACCCGCAACGCCTTCGCTAATCGCGTTCTTCGCGAATGTTTGCGTTAGCGGCTTCATTGCTACGATGATCGGTTCGTACGCGGGTTTTAGCGCTGTTCCGTAGCCGTTCCAGGTTTTCGCGTCTTCGGTTGCGGGCGGATCTACGGTCAACCCTCTTTCCGCTCCTCCTCCTCCGAAAATGGGGCTTTCCCCTTCGAATCCCGAGTAAGCCTCACTTCTGCCTGCCGGAGCAGGATGCAACGGTCCTTTCTCCCTCTCCGCGCCCGCCTCTTTATCTATCGCCTTCGAAATATCATGCGACTTCGGAAACCCCGAACCATAAAGCCACATCATGCAATCACGAATCTCGAACCCTGCATCTTCGAGACTGCAAGTAAGCCTGTGATACGTTCGCGTCCCGCCAAAGACAAGTGCCATTCCTCCAGGTTTCAAAACGCGCAGCGCTTCTCTCCAGATGTCCGCAGAAGGAAGAACCTTATCCCAACCTTGCCCCATAAATTCGAGAGCGTACGGAGGATCTGTAACAACCGCTGTAACGCTGTTGTCTTCCATCGTTCGAAGCACGTTCAAGCAATCGCCTGTG